CAGCCGAGAAAGCCGCCGCTGAGAAAGCCGCCGCTGAGAAAGCCGCCGCTGAGAAAGCCGCAGCCGAGAAAGCCGCAGACGACACTGATAATTTATCTGAAGAATAAATGTTGACATCTAATTAAAAATTTATAAATAAAATTATTATTTATAAATAATTTATTTTTTTAACTTACGTGTTTTTTTACATCTTTTATCCATTTGAAATGATGGAACCTTCTTTTCTTTAGGAACAATTTTAATTATGCATTTTGATTTTTTTCCATATAACGGTTCTTCACACCCTTTTTCTTTTTTACGAGTTTTTTTATGTTTTTTTTCTTTAATTCTTATTAATTTTGTTTTTTTATCAATATCTATGGTGCATCTTGCTCTAAAATGTTCGTATCGTTCTCTTACTTTTTCATAACTTAATCCTGATTTTTTTCCTAACATTTTGTTTATATGTTCATGAAGATCATATACCCATTTTGAAAAAGTTTTTCTATTTTTTAAATGTTTTTTTGTTAATGGTAAAGTTTTTAAATTTTTACACAAATTTAAACGACAATATTTACAAGGTAATACACTTTTTAAATTATAAATAAACTGTTTATAACACTTTTTATCTTTATTCGACGGTTTAACTGGATAATTAAAAGACATTGTGTGTAAATAATGCCATAAACTTGGTCCCCAAACAGATGTAAGCATTCCATCGCCACTTGAAAAATCATCCTTATCATATATTTTTGTAGTTTTCTTTTTACGTTTTCGTGTGCGTTTTGTCATAATATATTATTAAAAGAAAATATTTTTTCCATCTACATAATCAAAAATATTATTTAAATCTGATTTTTTAGCAATATCTAAATTGTATTTTATTTTCCATATTTGGATATATAATAATTTTTCACTTGGATAATTTCTTTCATTTATATAAACTATCTTTCCCTTATAATTACGCAGATGCATTTAATTAAATATTTGATTATATCTTTATATTCGTTAAAATTTGTTTAATCGTATTCTTATATTATATTATATGCCAAATTTTGCAGAAACTGGACAAAAAATTAAAGCTTTATTTTTAAATAAAAAATTTTTAGTAATTATATTTGTAGTTGCTTTATTTTTAGGAGTAGCATTATATGTTTATAATAATTATATTGCACCCAGAATTAATCCTGATTTTGTTCCAAATAGAGAATTTGATACCGGTAGCGGTGGTGGAGCAGATACTTCAGGTAAGGTTGCTGAAATATATTTTTTTAGTGTAGAATGGTGTAATCATTCAAAATTAGCTAAACCAGAATGGGATTCAGTAAAGAAAGACTTAGATGGAACAAAACTGGAAAATTCCCATTATACTATTAAATTTATAGAATTAGATGGTGATCAAAACGAAAGTGAAATAGACGCATTTGAATCTGAATACTTAACTCCTAATGGTAAAAAAATAGATGGTTATCCAAGTATTTGGATGGTTAAAGGAACCGATGTATATGAATTTGCTGCTAAACCCACAAAAGATTCCATAAAGGAATTTATAGAAACCTTAGTTTAATAAATAATTCATAAATATTTTAGCATAGTTGCTACCTTCTTCTATCAATGAATTTCTATCATCTTCATTTTTAATTAATTCTTTTAATTTATTAAAAGTTATCTCTTTAGTAGGAATAATTATTTCATAATTTAAAACATTTTCAACTTGATAATTATAATTACTATCTAATAATTTATTTAATATGTATAATCCAATATAAAATATACTTGAATCTTCTTTTATAGGTTCTAACTCATCTTCATATATTTTGAATCCTAATATTTCTTTACAGTTAATATCAGGATTTTCTTTTTTCAAATCATTTAGACAAATATTTAAAGGATAGGGATTTATTAAACCGCCTTCAATAGTACAATTACTTTTTATAAATTCTGGTTGAAATATAAATGGTATTGAAGAGCTCATATAAATTGCGTCGATTACCATCATATCTGGATGCGTTCTATAAGAAAATTGTTCTAACTTAAAAGAACTCATATTTGTTGCAAAAATATTTAAATTAATTCCAGAATGATTATAAATATCCATAAATGTTGGATTTGTATTTATTCCTGCTTTTCTAAATAACGTTTTAAAAATACCTACCATAAATGTTTTATCTAATAATCCTTTTTTTTGAAGAATATTTAAAACTGAATTTATTGAAAAATCAAAATATTTACTCCAATTTTTTTTTATTATGTATTCTCTTAAAACTTTCATTTCTATTTTCAAACATAACGCCAAACCTATTATTCCACCTACAGATGTTCCATATATTGTTTCTATCTCATTTAATTTTAAAAATTTATTATCGATTAAATAATCTAATGCTCCAACTATATAAAATCCTTTATAGGCTCCTCCCGAAAACACCAAATGTTTTATTGTCATTAATTTAATATAATCGTTACTTTTTAATAGTTTTTTTCTAATAAAAAATAAATGAATGATAATTTTAATGAAAAATTAGACTTAGATGAACTTTTTAAAGAAAAAAAACAATCTTATGAACATAAAATTAAAATTTATCAAAAAATTTTATCACGTGTTCATAAAAAAATTAAAACCACATCTCGTATGAGAAATAGTGAAAAATTTAGCTTTTTTTTAATTCCCGAATTTGTTCTTGGAATACCCAGGTATGATATGGCTGAATGCACTTCTTTTATTATTGAAAAATTAAGTGATAATGGATTTATGGTTAAATATACACATCCTAATTTATTATTTATTTCATGGCAACATTATCTACCAAAATATCAAAGAGTCGAAATTAAGAAAAAAACAGGTGTTGCCGTTGATGGTTATGGTAATGTTGTAATGAAAAAAAATAAACAACAAGATAAAGAAAGTTTAAATGGTCTTCTATTAAAAAATACTCCAGCAGATAAAAAAAGTATTTTAAAAAAGAAAAATGATAAAAATTACACTGACATTTCTACTTATAAACCAACCGGAAACCTTATTTACAACACAAAAATGATTCAAAGTATTGAAAGTGTAACCGATTCAAATAAGAAAATTAATTTTAAATAGACCATTATGCTCTAAATTTTATAAATCTCAAAAAGTTACTACCTACAAGATTTTTATCCAGTAACAATTTTTTGAACAAACTATTTTGCGAAAATGAAAAATGGACATTTTTAAAATGTCCAAAATTGATATATAGGATAAGTTTTATAAAATTTTTTGTACCCAAAAATTTGTTTTTGAGCATCTTGTAGGGAATTTTTATAAATTAGTAAAAATAATTGTTACGATAATTTTTTAACAATTATTTTTAAAAGTATTTAGAGTCGTTTTTTTATATTTCCATATATTAAAAAATGGAAACAAAAAAAACGAAAAAAAAACGAAAATATAAAAACAAAAAAACAGAATATTATTGTGAATGTTGTGACTATACTACGTCTAAGAAAACAGACTTTAATAGACATTTATTAACAAAAAAACATCAACGAATGAAATCAGGCGTTTTTTTAATGCCAAAAAACGAAAATAGTAATGGACAGCATAATAGTTATTCTTGTATTTGTGGTAAATATTTTAAGAGCTATAGTGGTTTATGGAAGCATTCAAAAAAATGTAAAAAAAAAGACAAAAAAGTCGTTTTTTCTATTTCCAATGATTTCCAAAAGTTTCCAAAAAAATTTCCAAATGGAAATAAAAAAAACGAAAATGATGAAATATGCGATACAGAAAATATTGAAGACATAGATATGAAAATAAAACAGGTTCAACTTGAAAATGCCATGTTGATGAATGAAAAGTTGAAAAAAGAGATAAATCAATTAGATAATCCACAACCTTCAACCAATTTACTAACAAATGAATTGGTTGAAACAATAGGTAAAATAGCAGGTAATAATAATTGTAACAATACAAACAACATTTCAATTAATATGTATTTAAATGAACATTGCAAGAATGCTATGAATTTAGAAGATTTTGTAAGAAATATAAAAGTAAGTCTTCAAGATTTAGATTTTTCAACAAAAAATGGATATGTGAAAGGTATAGAAAATATATTTATAAAACAATTGGAAGATTTAAAACCGACAGAAAGACCAATACATTGTAGTGATAAGAAAAGATTACAATTTTATGTAAAAGATGACGATACATGGAAGAAAGATGAAGACCATGAAAAATTAACAGAAAGTATAAAAGCAGTAAGTAATATTCAGGTTAAGAAAATGACAGATTGGGAGAAACAAAACCCAGATTATACAAAAGACCCCCAAAAATCAGATAAATGGTCAAAAATGTTAGATAGTGTAATAGCAGGTGAAAATAGTCAAGAAGTTAAAAAGAATGAAACAAAAATAAAGAAAATACTGGGAAAAGCAGTAGATATTAAAGAGGAATTAAAGGGTAATTAATACATTGATTCTCTTTTTCTTTCAAAATTTCTAATACGTCTTCTGGAAGTTTCAATACCTTTACTATCAACAATAGCATTAAATAAAGATAATCCTTTATTAAAATCTTCTTCACAACCGATATATAATTGAAGTATAGTCTCCCTTGTTTGTTCAACTAATTTTTGTAATGACTCTTCTGTTAAGTTTGGATTGATTGTTAAAACTTTTTCTCTTTTAATAGGGTCAAGCCAATATGCAAATAATTGTTTAATAACAGATAATAAAGATTTTTCTAATTCTTGTGATTTAGTAATCATGTTTTGAATATGTTGAGCATATTGTCGAAATAATTTATCATTAGGACTTCCAGTAAATGAATGTTCCCAGCTATTTTTTTTACAAAGTGGATGATTATGATAATCTTGGAGTGGAATATCGGAAAATTTTTTAATTTCCCATTTAGATACTTTAACATTAGGGTCTTTTAATGATTCTATTTGTGATTTTTCATTTTTAAATAAAATGTATGCTTTATTTTTTTTAATATCAATAGATGTGATTTCCCCATATTTATTGAAATATTGATGAATAAGTTTTTTAGAGGGTTTATGTTCGGATTTGACAACAATGCCAACTTTATTGGGGAAAGGTAATCCAGAAGTAAATGTAATATAGAATTTTTCTAAATCATTATAATAAGAATTTTGAGCTTCTTCGGTAACTCCAATATATTTTCCAGTTTCAAAGTCATATTCATCAAAATATAGTGATTGTAATTCAGGAATACCAATTTCATCTGATAAAGATTTAGTTTGTATAGGTCTATTATCAATACGATCAATAGTAGGAGGTCTTTCTTTAATATTCATTTTACAATTTTTAGGTTTTACACTTACTCTATTTTTAGTATTTTGATGTGGTTTAAGAGCGGCAATACGTCTTGCACATAATGGTAATTTATCATATTGATGTAATAATATTTCTTTTTGTTCATTTGTAACATCATCGGTATAGGTATATTTAGCATTAACTGTAGTAGCAATAGAAGCAAATAAATGAGCGATTTTAACATAAAATTTAGCGATACCAGTGCACATTCTTTTTTTTCTTGTATGGGAAGATACGTCTAAGTTATCTAAATGAGTTTTATCAAAATATAAAACTGGTGCTTTAGAAATTTTATTAATTTTGTTTCCTTTGTGTGTTTTTTGTTCTAAATAGTCAATATTCATACCATTCATATAGCGTTTTATAGCTCTGGATGTTAAAACAACAAGTTTATTACAATAAGTAGGTTTTTGCAAGTTTTTTAAATCTTGAAAACTGGCATTAGTAATATATTTAGCAGCAATATAATTAATAACAGTTTTAAATTTCATATGTTTGGTATGCTTATCCTTATAATTAGTATTTTCGCCACCCTTTTGTGGATGTAATAATGTAGATCCTTTATTACCCATATGATTAATATATATATTATAAAATTGAATTAAAAACAATTATTAATATATTAAATTAATGGCGTTCATGATGAGTAAAATAAATAAAACCAAACGTAAAACCAAAAAAAAAAATTTAAAAAAAATGTGGGATGCGTTTAGTAATGAGGGAGTAGATATGACAAAAAAATTAGAATTACATTATTCTAAAAGTGAGCAGAAACAAAAAGAAAATTGTGATTTATGTAATAGTTCATTAGCATATGTAGAAAATAAATTATTAACTTGTACAAATCCGAAATGTGGTATAATTTATAAAGATGTATTAGATTCAAGTCCTGAATGGAGATATTATGGTGCTGATGATAGTAGTATGACAGATCCAACAAGATGTGGTATGCCAATAAATCCATTATTAAAAGAATCTTCATATGGATGTAAAGTAGTATGTAATAGTCGTTCAACATATGAAATGAGAAAAATAAGAAGATATACAGAATGGCAGTCTATGCCCTATAAAGAAAAATCACAATATGATGAATTTGAGAAAATTAAAACCTTGTCAAGAAATTCAGGTATTCCAAAAATAATAATAGATGAAGCATTAAGACAACATAAAAAGATATCAGAAATGAAAACATTTAGAGGTTGTAATAGAGATGGAGTGATAGCAGCATCAGTATATATTTCATGTAGAATTCATAATTATCCAAGAACGGCAAAAGAGATAGCAACAATATTTGTTCTTGATAATACAAGTGCGACAAAAGGATGTAAAAATGCAGTAAATTTATTAAATGAAATGGAAGAATCAAATATACTTGGAAGTAAAACGCATTTTCATCAAACAAGACCAATAGCATTTATAGAAAGATATTGTAGTAGATTGAATTTAAATAAAGAATTAACAATGGTATGTAAATTTGTAGCCAATAAAATCGAGAAAAATAATATAATTCCAGAAAATACACCTCATTCAGTAGCAGCAGGAATTGTATATTTTGTAAGTCAAACTTGTAATTTAAATATAAGTAAAAAAAATGTAAATAATGTAAGTAAAATAAGTGAAGTAACAATAAATAAATGTTACAAAAAATTAGATAAACTAAAAAGCGAGTTAATTCCAAATATTATCATTCAAAAATATTCAGATTAATTATATTATATTTATAATTTATATAATATAATGATTGATAGGGGAATAGTTTTAACATATGGTAAGAAAGCAGTAACAATTCAAACTATAAATAAAGAGCAATTTTATGCCCCATTAATACATATACATGATAGTGTATTAAATTTAATATCTAATACTTTACGATTAGAGGTTATATTTAAAGTAAATACTGAAATATATTCCGGAAAAATAAAAAGAAAAAAACGTTATTATGCTTATGATGTAAGATTAGCAGATACTATAATAATTTAATTTACCATTTTAGCTATAATATCTTTTCTAACTTTATTCCAATGACCGGGACCTCCGGTTTTCGCTCCTCCCTGATGAGTTACTTGATTAGGATGAAGTCTATATAATACAAGTGGTTCTTGAAAATTATGAATTTTACCGTATTTTTTTAACATTCTTAATTCTAATTCAAAATCGTGTGATAAATCATCATTACCCCAGGTTTCTTTTAAATTAATAGAATAATTACCAGCTTCTAATACCTTAGATTTTCTATAACAAACAGTAGGATGATTTATAAACCAATGAGGAAAAGTTTTAATATAATCGTCCCATGTTATAGAAGGATGATGTGTCATATTAACAAATTTATCTTTTTCTGTTCCGTGAAACATCAAAATTTGTGCCCCACAAATAGCAATATCAGGATTTTTTTCCATATATGATAATTGTTTTACAATTCTATCTTTAATCATAATATCATCGCTATCTAATTTTATAATAATTTCATTACTACATAAATTAATTCCAGTATTTAAAGAATGTCCAATACCTTTATTACCATCATTTTCGTGATATACAATATCAGTAAATCTACTATTTTGTTTAAAATTATCTAACATTTTTTTTAATAATGATGTATGAAGAGTATCAGAGCCATCATTAATCCAAACAAGTTCAAATGCGATATGTCCAACTTGTTTAATAATAGAATCGAGACAATCTTTAACATAAGATGCATTAGTATTATAACTTGAAACAAGAATACTAACCTTTTTTTTTGGAGAAAGAAATTGTGGTGGTAATTGTATAGTGTTCATAATATCATAAGAATGTTTGGTAGACCCCCATTCTTGGTTAGCATAAATTTTTTCATGACCTTTATATTCTGTACCGGAGACATGAATAGGTAAAAAATAATGACTGGGTAATATGGTAATATCTTTCCATTTTTGTTGCCAATATAAACGAGTTAATAATCCTGGTCCGACAGTTCTCCAAGCTCTTCTTCCAGTTTTTCGAACAGAAATTTCATTGTTTTTAATCCATTCAATAGCAAGTCTGGGCAATTCGTGTTTAGGAGGAAATGCCATAGTTCCAGTAGCAATTAAAGGGTGTGTTCTGGCTAATACATCATCATAATCAGCAGAGGGAGCCCATCCAGCACTTCTAACCTTTTCATTTTCAAAACCAGCAAATGCTTCATATTTATCAACTAAATAGGTAACAGGTTCAATGCAAAATGCGTCAGCATCAACAAAAAACCCCCCATATTCATATAATAGTTCCCACCTAATTATATCTGCTTTACCATTTATTTCTTCCATAGAGTTAATTCTATCGGTTAATTGTGAAACAAATCCTCTTTTCATAATTTCTTCTTCTGTCCATCTAATATACTCAAAGCCTTCAGGTTCGTGTTTTTCCTTCCAAGTATCCATAAATTTTGTAGGTGGTTTTTTATTACCAATCCAAAGTTGATGTATAATCTTAGGTATTTTTGACATATAAATATAATTATAATATAACATTTAATATTATTTTTTTTTAATTATAGTTATTGATGGAATTTCTCCTATAATTTTAATATAAAATTTATCACTATATTTATTTAGAACGGGATTAATTTGAGGTTTATTATATTTAATCATCCATTCAATATTATCTCTTTGAAAACTTCCACCTTCCATTAAAATAATACCATCATCTTTAAGTTTATCTACATAATTTTGAAACATAAATTCATATACATCACCATTATTTGCAATATCTATATGTAATATATCAATAGATTTGTTTTCATGTAATTTAAAAACGTTATAAAAATCACAGTGTTCAATATTAACATTTTTATGTGGAGAGAATTGTTTTATAATTTTATCTTTAATAGCATGATTACCATTAAATTTATCAAATATGTCATATGCAACAATTTGAGTATTAGAGGAAGAATTTTCAATAAATTTGGATAATGAATACCCCTCTAAAATACCACATTCTACAATCTTTTGAGGTTTTTTTAAAAATGTAATAGCAGAAATAATATCACCGAAATTAATTTTATTATTATATGAAGAATTCATTTAAATAATATAATGTATTTATATTTAAATGAATTTACAATTATTCAAAGTTTTTATGAGTGAAGATGTTTTAGAACCCTTGAATAAAGTATTGATGTCGGGATACGTAACACAGGGAAAAGAAGTAGAAAAATATGAAACAGAATTAAAAAAATTTATAAATAATGAAAATTTATTAACAGTAAATTCGGGAACATCAGGATTAACATTAGCAATGAGATTATTAAAGAATAAAGACGAATCATTTGATTGGCCAGGATTTAATGAAAATGATATAGTATTAACACCGTCTTTAACATGTTTTGCAACAACTTGTTCAATATTAGCAAATAATGTAAAAATTAGGTGGTTAGATGTAGATTTGAATACAGCAAATATAGATTTAAAGGATTTGAAAAGTAAATTAAATAAATACACAAAAGTAATTTATTTAGTTCATTGGGGAGGAATGCCATTAGATTTAGAAGAATTAGATAAAATATGTAATGAACATAAATTAAAATATGGTTTTAAACCAATGATAGTTGAAGACTGTGCTCATGCTTTTGGTGCTGAATTTAATGGTAAAAAATTAGGAAATCATGGAAATATTTGTGTATTTAGCACTCAAGCAATAAAACATTTAACATCCGGTGATGGTGGATTTATTACATTACCACATAAATCATTATATGATAGATGTAAATTATTAAGATGGTTTGGAATAGATAGAGATAAACGAAATTACAAAAAAAAAGATTTTAGATTAGAACACAATATATTAGAATATGGTTATAAATTCCATATGAATGATATTAATGCAACAATTGGACTTTATAATTTACCTCATATACCCAAACTAATTGAAAAAAATAGAAATAATGGTATTTATTTTGATAAAAATTTAAAAAATCTAAAAAATATTAAATTGATGAAAAACGATGATAAATTCAATTCTTCATATTGGCTATATACTATTCGTATTTTAAATAATAAAAAACAAAATTTCATTGATAAAATGAAAGAAGTAGGTATAATAGCAAGTCAAGTTCATAATAGAAATGATATATATTCAAGTGTAGATGAGTTCAGGGAGATTTTACCCAATTTGGATATATTGGAAAAAGAATTGGTATGTATCCCAGTAGGTTGGTGGTTAAAAGAAGAAGATTTGAATTATATTGTTGAACAAATAAATATATGGGATAAATTATTGTAAATAATTCATAAAATTAATTTTTCTTTGAATTGGTACGATAATTTATAATTTTAAGTAATATTTACAATAATTTTAACAATTCTTTAACAAATATTTCGCTTGAATTTTCTTTGTATTTTGATAGTAAATTACCATAATAGATTCTTTTATCTTCTAAGAATAGAGGATTATTTTTATATTTTTGAATAGCTTTGATTAATTCATTCATATTAGTTACTCTTATTCCGGCGTTTCTTGCAGTTTCACATATTAGAGAGCTTTTATAGGAATCGTTTTTCCAATATGTAGAATCAATAAAAATGGTGGGTATATTTAAAATAATTGCGTCATAACCAATACTGGAATAATCACTAATTAAAATATCAGCAATTTCAAGTAATTTGGTTGATGTTACATTTTTTTTATCAACAGATGGATGACCATTGTATATAAAATTTCCCATATTATTTAAAATATTGTAATCAATTATATTCTCAGAATTCATAGTTTTTTTCCAATTACCAGTTGGTAGATACACAATATTGTATGAATTATTCGGTTTTTTATTTTTTCTGGATATAATAACATCATCTAATTTTGGAAATCCTACAATTTTAATTGGTTTATTTATTTTTAATTCTTTAATAAATATATTTGCTATTTCTTGAGATGGTAAGAACAAATAATCAGAGTATGATTCAAGAGCATTTTTGTAATTTAGTGAATAGTAAAAAGAATGTTCAGATTTAAATTTATGATTTTCAGGTAATACAGGTAACAAAGCATGATTAATGTATATACCTTTTCCTCCAATAATTTTACATGCTTCGTCTGGTAAAATAGTAAAATCTGCGTCATTATGTTCAATTATATATTTATTTTCAATATCAGTAGCACTTAAATTACAAGAATCACGACTTTCAGTTATAATAGCAATATGTCCTTGTTTTTCCAATTCGTTTTGTATATTTTTACAATATTGTTTATGAAATGAAAAATATGCACAATTAAAAATAATTTTCATATAATATAAATTAAATAATTTATTTAAATAAATTAGCGAAAATATATTATAATGGATAAAGTAGTATATGTTGGTATGTCAGCAGATATAGTTCATCACGGACATATAAATATCTTAAATAAAGCAAGTGAATATGGTAAGGTAGTAGTTGGATTATTAACAGATGAAGCAATAAAAAGTTATAAGAGAAATCCAATTAATACATATAATGATAGATTGCAAATAATAAAAACTTTTAAAAATATTTTTAATGTTATCCCTCAAACAACATTGGATTATAGACCAAATTTACGAGAAGTAAAACCACATTATGTAGTTCATGGAAGTGATTGGAAGGAGGGAACTCAAAGTAAAACAAGAAAACAAGTAATAGAAACTTTATCTGAGTGGGGAGGAAAACTTATAGAACCTGATTATACACCTGGTATATCTACAACTGCGATAATTAACAAAATAATTGATAATGATAAACTTAGAAATAGTTATATAAGTAAATCAAGAGCTCTAAGGGATTTACTTTATTCAGACAAATTAGAATTTATAATGGAAGCTCATAATGGTATGAGTGCAAAAATTGTTGAGAAAGTAGGATTTAAGGCAATTTGGGGTAGTGGTTTATGTTTATCAGCATCATTGGGAGTTCGTGATTCAAATGAGGCATCTTGGTCTCAAGTTTTAGACCAATTAGAGTATATGGCAGATGCAACCGATATACCAATTTTGGTTGATGGAGATCAAGGTTTTGGTAATTTTAACAATGCAAGAATATTTTGTAGAAAATTAGAACAGAGAGGTATTGCGGGAGTATGTTTTGAAGACAAACTTTTTCCAAAAAAAAATTCTTTTATTGAGGTAAAAGGAGGTCAAAAGTTAGCAGATATAGATGAATTTGCAGGAAAAATAAGAGCTTGTAAAGAATATCAAATTAACCCTTATTTTGTAGTTGTGGCAAGGTTAGAGGCATTTATAGCAGGAAAAGGTTTAAATGAAGCATTGAAAAGAGCATATGCGTATCATAAAGCAGGTGCGGATGCAATATTAGTTCATAGTAAAATTAAGGATGCGACTGATATTAATAGTTTTATGAAAGTATGGGACAATAGATGTCCTATAATTATAGTACCAACTACATATGCTGCTAATACTAATACTCAACATTTTAGAGATATAGGTGTAAATAATATTATATGGGCAAATCATAATATGAGAGCTTGTATTACAGCTATTGAAAAAACAACAAAATACATTTATGATAATGAAAGTATAAATAATATAGAACCAAATGTAGCAACTGTAAAGGATATTTTTGCATATACTAAAACTCCTCAACTTAAGGATGATGAATTAAAATATTCAAATAGTTTTATTGCCTATTGAATTAAGATTTAAATATTGGAAATAAACATTTTTATAATTACTTGGACAATAATGTGGCATATTATGAGATAATCCAAAAAAATTAAAGCCGTTTATAGATAATCTTGTAGGAAATCCTACTTCACCATAATTAATTCCATGTTCGCAATGGGTATATTTTTTATTTTCAGGTGCAAGAGTTAATTTTATTAATTTTTTTTTTATTTTTTTTAATTTTTCAATAGTAGTTATATATAATGCTCCATCTATCCATTTAATTAAATTATCATCAACAAGTTTTTCACTATTGCTATTAATATATAAATGTTTTTCTTTTATCCAAGGAGCTAATTGATTTTTTTGACGATTATTACACCATTGTTTTTTAAAAACTTTATACCCATCTTTATATAAAATATCATGTCTTCCTTCTAATACTTGACACCCCACAATATCCATATTGTTATTAAAATGTTTATCAACAGTATCAAATATTAAATGATTATCTAAATTATAAAATGAATCGTCTTCAAATACACCAAAGTAATTAGAAGTAATATTATTTTCTGTTACATAATTTAAAGCATTATCCATTGTTTTAATTGTTCCGCCGGTATTCATTCTGTATATTACTTTAATATCTAATAATTCTGTGTTAAGAGTTTGAAATTTATCAAAAGTATTTTTTATATTTTCAGTTAATTCATCATAAATGCAACCAATAATAAATAATATTTTTTCGTTGCTATTGATATTTTTTGAATATTTAATTTTATTTAAATTATCAATACAATATTTTATATTATCTACTCTATTATTGTTAACATAATAACTAATTGTATGAATATAGTAATAATGCATTTATATATAATTTTATTATTTATTTAAATACATATAGATTTTAATAGATATATGAAAATATATTTTTTTTGGCCATTTAAAAATCAAAATAAACCTACAAGTGGAAGTACAGAATCATATGAATTTTATAATGCATTAGAAAAAATGGAGGATATAAAATTAGTTGAATCATTTGATGATGCTGATTTTGTAATTTATATGATGGCTTTGAGAAATTGTCCAATGCCTTGGCATAAAGTAAATGAATTAAATATGGAAATTGTAAATAAAATGAAAGAATCAAATTCACCTGAAAGAGATATAATCATAGATTATAATGATTGGATAGATACAAGGAATGTTCCAGAAGATAAATTAAATTTAGTGGGCAAATATTTTAAAAGAAGTATGGTAAAAAAAGAACAAGGTATTAGTAAAGAAATAATAAAATATTCAAGAGAAATAATTCCTATTTTATATGGAATAAGGAGTGATTTTATTGATTATGATAAAAATTTTGAATTTGTAAAATATAATTATGATATTTGTTGTATGTTTAATGGAGGAGGTGGATTTCGTTCAATAATTCCAAACATAGTAAATAAATATCAAGGTAAAAAATTTATTGGTAGAGTAGATTGTCATAATAGATATGGAGTAGTAAATACGGAATATTTTAAAATATTAAAAACAAGTAAAATTATAGTAACCGCAAATCCTCCAAATTGGGAAGGCGATTTTAGACTATGGGAAGCATTATTAATGGGAAATTTAGTTTTATGTGATAAAATGCTATTACCATCAAAAATGAAATATCCATTAAAAAACAAAAAACATTTAGTTTATTATTCAAATCCTCAAGAATTAGAATATTTAATTAATTATTATATGAATAATGAAACTGAACGAAATAAAATAGCTAAAGAAGGACGAGATTATTGTTTAAAATATCATAAGTTTTCAGATAGAGTATTAGAAGTATTATCAAGTATTAAAATATAAATTTAAACATTATTAATATAATTTTATTAAAAATAATATAGAAATATTGTAAAGTATATTTCTATATATGGAGCAAAGAATTTTTTTAGGACCAATGTCAAAAAATATTGTAGATACTGTTGTAGAATATTCAAATGCTTTTAACTTACCATTTACATTTATTCCATCACGAAGACAGGTAGAGTATAATGGTGGATATGTAAATAATTGGACAACAAAAGAATTTGTTAATTATGTAAAAACAAAAGGTAAATATATATCAGTTGAACGAGACCATGGAGGACCAGGACAAGGAACAAATATGGATGATGGAATAGTTTCTTTTAAAGAAGATTGTAAGTACATGGATGTTATTCATATTGATCCTTGGAAGAAATATCAAGATTATGAATCAGGATTAAATGAAACAATAAAAGCATTAAATTATTGTTACAATGAAAATCCTAATTTATATTTTGAAATATCTACAGAAGAAGGTATAAGAAGATTTGATGTAGATGAATTAGAAAAATTTATTTTAGATTTACAAAAACAAATAAAACCTGAAATATATAAAAGAATAAAATATTTTGTAGTTCAATGCGGGACTGGATTATTAGAAGCCAGTAATATTGGACATTATGAAAAAGATAGATTGAAAAAAATGATAGAATTATGTAAAAAGTATGGGTTTATTTCAAAAGAACATAATGGGGATTGGGTATCTATAGATTTAATGCGAGAAAAATTTGATTTAGGATTAAATTGTATAAATGTTGCACCAGAATTAGGACAAATAGAAACAAAGGCAATACTTAAAGAAATAAAAAAAGTAACAAATATTAAAGAAAGAAAAGAATTATTTGAAAATTTTTTCCAGGTATGTTTAAATTCAAAAAAATGGGTAAAATGGGTTAGTAAAGATTTTAAACCCGAAGAAAATAAGGAAAAATTAATAAATATTTGCGGACATTATGTTTTTTCAAATGATGATTTTTTAAAAATAAAAAATAAATTAAAAGATATAGATTTGATAATAAAAAAAGATTTATTAATAAAATTACGTGAATATCATTCATTATATCGTTCATTTTATAAAGTATTAATAACAACGAGTGGAGTAGGTAGTAGATTAGGAGATTTAACAAAATATACAAATAAATCATTGATAAAAATGGGTGATAAATTTGCAATATGTCATATTATTGAAAAATATAACAAATATTTAGAATTTGTTATAACTTTGGGTTACTATGGAAAATTTGTTAAGAATTTTTTAGAATTAGCATATCCAGAACATCATTTTAATTTTGTATGGATTGATAAATATACGGGTCCAGGTAGCTCATTAGCATATTCATTATTACAAGCAGAAAATGAATTACAATGTCCATTTATGTTTAATTGTTGTGATTCTATAACAAAAGATGAAATAACAATACCAAATAAAAATACTCTCTTTATAAATAATAAACAAACAGAGACAAATTCATATTCTACTGTTAATATACAGGATAATAATTATGTTAAATCATTAAATTCAAAAAATGCTTCTATAAATTTTGATTATATTTATACAGGAATTGCTTTTATAAAAAGTTATAATTTATATTGGAAAACTTTAAAACAGGTATATCATAATAATAGCACGTATTTTGAATTAGGGGATATCGATATAATTAAAAATATGTTAAAAACATCAACAGGTCAATTTAAATATGTTGAACTAAATAAATGGTATGATACAGGTAGTTTATCTGAAATAACAAATAAAATTAAAAAAGAATTTAAATCAAATTATACGGTATTAGATAAATTAACTGAAAGTATATGTTTTTTTGATAATTATGTAATAAAATTTTTTTATGATGAAGAAATTTCTTCATCCCGTGTTAAGAGAGGAAAACATTTATATCCATTAACTCCAAAAATTTTAGATTATAGAGAAAATTTTTGTAAAATGAAATTAATTGATGGAGAATTACTTAGTAATATAGTAACACATGGAGAAATAAAAAATCTTTTGAATTGGTCTAAAAAAAATTTATGGACAGATAATACCACTATTAATAAAAAATTCCCTTTAACGTGTCATAAATTTTATCATGATAAAACTATTAATCGTATTAATAAAACATTAAAAAATATAACAGATTATAAAATCATAAATAATTTAGAAATAGGGTCAATTCATAAAATTTTAGAACAAATAAATTTTGATACTTTATATACAAAATATCATACTAATTTTCACGGAGATTTCATTTTAGATAATATTATTAAAACAAGCAATGGTTATAAATTATTAGATTGGAGGCAAAATTTTGGTGGAGAATTATATAATGGTGATAAATATTATGATTTAGCTAAGTTAAGACACAATATTATTTTTAATCATAAAAATATTGCTAATAATTTGTTTAATGTTAATATTAACTATGCGAATAAAAATGTAAATATTGATTTAAAATGTAATTATACATTAATAAATCAACTTAAGAATTTTGATAACTTTTTATTAAAAAATAATATGGATTTAAAAAAAACAAAAATATTAACAGCTTTAATATGGTTGAATATGTCTCCTCTTCATGAATATCCGTTAAACGAATTTTTATTCTATTTTGGAAAATATAATTTATTTTTGGAAATTAATCAAATATAATAACATCTTTATTTAATTCATAAAGTTGTTTTTTTATTTCATCTTCATAACTTGCGGCTTTTAATATAACAGCACACTTTTTATTATGTTTAATGATTTCAGGAAATTCAATTGTTAATCCTGTTCCATATAATCTACATTTATTTTTTTCTTTACTATTATCTAATATACATTTAATTTTATCAGTTTTTAAACCAAACATAATAAGAAATTGAGAAAATATATGTCCGCCAAATAAAAAAATTTCTCCATCATATTTTTTAATTTTATCGTTAAAATTAGATACAATTTTTTCATGATATTCTTTAAAATCCAATACTAACTGTTTATTTTTAGTATATAAATTTGGGAATGATTTTTGTATTATAGGATTATTATTGTTTTTTGTTATATAAATTATACTATGATCTAAATAATATTCTTTTTCAATTATTTCAAAATTATTATTATTTAGTATTATATCAATATAAGATTCTGTAATAAAAAAATTATGTTCAAAATTTTGTGAATTTGTATATTTTTTTTCAAAAGTAACTTGTAAGTTTGGAACAATAAAACAGTGATATTTACATTTACTTTTTTTAACACTATTTATAAATTCAACTGGGTGCCAAACATGTTCTAAAACATGGCTATGAATTATTATATCAGGGATATAATTAAACTTTGTCTTTTCAGTAAAATAATCATCAATTAATTTCAGGCGTTTATCATTTGTAAATTTCTTAGAACAATTCTTTTCATATACATCATATGATTCAATATTACTATCTTCTAATATTTTTGATGCGAGTAATAAAGCACCACCACCTATTTCTACAATTTTTGGATTATTTATTTTGCTTGTAATTTCAAATATTTTTTTTGTCATTGTATCAAATAATACATTCCAAACATTTCCAAAACTGGAATTATGTGCGGTAATATACATATCACTAAATAATGGATATTTTTTTAATTGAATAATACCGGTATCTTTGCAAATCTGGAATTCCATATCCAAATGTTTATCATTTGAATGTTTATATTCTTCTTTAACACAAGCCATTGAAACAGGAAAATTTTTTATCATAAAAATAGTTTCCAAATTATTTTCTCCTGTTAAAATACTATTTTTTCTTAAATTATACTCCATTATATTTATTAATACACTGATATTTTTAATAACTTTTAATTATATTATTATTTATATCAATCTTTTAATTTATGAAAATTGTAAGTAAAGTATTTATCAAAACCATGTAAGAGTGAAAGAGATTGTGACCAATTATTTTTTTTTAGAAAATCTTCTAATTTATGTAAGTCAAATTCTCCTTTAAAATAATCATAAGGAATTTTATAATGAGAATTATACGCATATGCTAATTTTTTTACTTGTTTTTCAGTAATTATATTTTTATCAATCATATTCTTAATATCTATATTTTTTATTAATTGAGCTCTAATTAAATCAGGATATTTTGACTTTTGTAATGTGTATTTATTATTGGGTAATACTGAAACTTTATAATTTTGATTATATGACGGTTGATTTTTATTTATGAATTGTTTTATAGTCATTCCATATACTTTATAATTTTTATATGTTTTTAAAATATCATTCCATCCATGTAATTCAAAATGTGTGAGATTATTTTGTTTGGATTTAAAAATTTCTAATAATAATTTTCTTTTCCATATACTTAAAGTGCTGGTTGTTTTATGAGAAAAATTACTAACTTCCCAAATTTTATATAAGTCGTTTTCTTGTATAATTTTTTTTTGATTGTCTTTTATATCATAATCAAATCCATAAAATATACCTACATCTTTATTCATTTTTATAAAATCTAACACATAATTAAAAGCATCCATGTTAACATAATCTATAATAGTATTATCATCTGGACAAAACATAATATATTCATCATCTATAGAATTTAAATAATTATAATTATCCATAAACCAATTATTTTTAATTCTTTTATTTCCATTATTCAATTCTATAAAATTTACATTTGATGGTAGTGTGAAATCTGGTTTAGTATAACTTAAAATATTTATGTTTAAATTGGGAAGATATTTATTAAATAAATAACAAGAAATTGGTGTTATGTCATGAGAAAAATCACTTGATAATAAGTATAAAGGAGGAATTTCCATTTAAATAATATAAAAAATAATATTTAAATAATAATTTTTATATTATTTAAATGGAAAGACCAAAAACTATATTTTGCGATATTGATGGAACATTATGGAATCATGTAGGGGGTGTCCCTGAACAAGCAGTATGTAAAGAACACGAATTATTACCGAATACTAAAGAAGCGATTGATAGATGGGATAGATTAGGATACAGAATTATTTTAACGACAGGTAGAAAAGAAAGTTTAAGACCCAAAACAGAAAAAGAGTTATTGAGATTAGGTATAGTATATGATAAATTAATTATGGGATTAGGAGGAGGAGTAAGAATTTTAATAAATGATAGAAAACCAAATGGAGATAAGAATACTTGTTATGCGGTAAATGTTGTAAGAAATAAAGGCATTCCTTATTATGATTTTACATCTAAATTTGTAACTATACAAGATAACCAACCAGATTTTGTTAATAAGCCGTGGGGAAGAGAAGAATTGATAGAATATAATGATCATTATGTTGTAAAAAAATTATTTATGAAAGCCAATGAATGTTGTAGTATGCAATATCATGAATTAAAAAGAGAAACAATTTATGTTTTGAGTGGAAAAGTTAGATTATATATAGGCAAGGATATGAAAAATTTAGAACAACGTGAAATGGTAGCAGGAGACAAAGTTACTATTACACCATATACTATACATAGAATGGAGGGAATAGAAGATTCTGAATATCTTGAATGTTCTACACCTGAATTATGGGATGTTATAAGATTAAAAGATAAATATAAAAGGGAAAATACAAAGGAAAATGATTATAATTAATCATTAAGCCATATTTGATTATCAACAGTCCATCTAACAGTATTTCTTAAACTTGTTTCAAAATCAATAGGTAGAGACCAGCCCATTTTTTTCATTTTGTTTCCATCTAATCCATATCTTAAATCATGTCCTGGTCTATCACTATGAAAATCAACCATTTCATAATTTAATGGTTTACCAATAGTATCTGCGATGATTTGTGCCATTTCAAGATTACTAACCTCTTTTTCACCTGTTAAGTTATAACTTTCGCCAATTGTGCCATTTTCTAATAAAAATAATACACCTGCGGCAATATTTCTTGCGTGAATATAATAACGAGTTCCTGAAGTTTTTTTATCAGGATAACTATGAATTTCAACTAATTCATCATTTAATACTTTTTTAATAACTTTTGGAATAAATTTTTCCACATGTTGTCTTTCCCCCATAGCATTCATTACATTAATACGCATAACAGGAACATCATATGTATTATGATATGCAACACAAATTTGTTCTGCTCCTGATTTAGAAGCAGAATATGGATTAGTAGGATTATGTCTTTCATCTTCTTGAAATAATTTATTTCCTAATGCTGGTCCATAAACTTCATCTGTACTAAAATAAAAGAATATTTCAAGATTTTCTAATGTTCTTGCATATTCTAACATATGAACGGATGACATAATATTATTTTTTATAAAGGGAACAGGAGTTGATATACTATTATCAACATGAGTATCTGCAGCCATATGAACAATATAATTAACATCGCCTAATTCTTTTTTTAATCCAATAGATAATGGATGAGATAAATCATAAGTAAAAATTTTAACTCTTTCGTTATCTAATGTGCCAGTATTTCGTAATCTCTCCAGACCATGACTTGCATAAGTTAATTTATCTAAAACAATAATATTCCAATCAGTCTTTAGAAATATATGCTCAACAAAATGGTGTCCAATGAAACCACAACCTCCTGTAATTAAAACAGTCTTTGTCATATAATTAAAATAATGATTTAAACTTTAAATATTTATTAAATTATATATGAAATATTGTATATTTATGTCAACAACATTTTTGATTGATAAAAATTCTCATTTATTTAAAAGTAATCAATTAGAAAAAACAGAAAAAAGACTAAAACAATATCAACAAGGAATAGATAAGATAGTTGAATTAAACAAAAATTATAATTTAGACATATATATAGCTGATAACGGTCATAATTTTGATGATAAAATAAAAATTCCAGAATGTATAAAAGTAATAAAAAATAATCCTAATAAATTAGGTAGGTTCAATAAGGGAAGCGGAATAATAGAAATATGGAATAATAATATTGAAATTTTAAAACAATATGATTATATTATTCATTTTGAACCACGTCAATTATTAATAGATAATTCATTTATTGATAATTTTATGAAAAATCCTAGATCTATATTCACTTATAATAGAAATACCAATGCAAAAAGACATTTTAATACTGGATTATTTACATGTAAATCAGTTGATTTAATTAATTTTATAACTGTATTTACAGCTGAAATTTTATTTCAAAATCACTATAGTTTAGAATACATATTATATAATTTTTATAATAATTATAAACTAAAATATGATGTATTAGATAAAATGAGTTTAATATGGTATGATACATATTCAAAAAAAGAATATCGTTGGTAAAATTAATTAATAATATCTAATAATTTATCTGCACATTGTTTTACATTTAAATTATTCAATATAAAACTCCTTGGATTATATGTATGTAATTTACTTATAAATTCAGAATATTTATTTGAAAATTCTTTATCTTTGTAAAAATATTCACCGCATGATTTATCAAAATAAGGTATTGTAGTGGCAAAAATATCTTCATAATTACTTCTTACTTCTTGACTCATATATTTTACATTCCAAACAAGTAAGGGTACATTAATTGCTAATGCTTCTTGTAAGGCAAATCCTTGGCTTTCATGAGTACCTAACCAAATACCATATTTAGATTCTTGTAAATATTTTATATACTCATCTTGAGGATATTTTTTTTTATAGTCAAAAATTCTAAATTCGATATTTTTATTTTGTAAAAAAGATTTTATAAAATTTAATTCTTTATCCTTTCTATATTTAAAATAAATAAAAACTTTTGTTCTTTTTTTATTATTAGGTTTGAACTTTTTTATTTCAACAGGAAATGGTAATATTTTAACTGGTAAAATGGATTCAGTATTTCCATCTTTCCATATTTTAGCAGCCCATCTACTTGGTTGTATGTAAATAGAATTTTTATGAATATTATTAATTATTGACAATTTATTTGTAGGAAAAACAGAAAAATGATTTCCAAAAATAAATTGTTTATTTGGATAATCTGCTGTATTTATAGGATTATCTGGCATAAAAATCAAATCATAATTAGCTATATCATCAATATTACCAAATTTATAATTATAATTTAAATATTTTAATATTAACTCTAATCCAATTTTATTTTTATGATGAAAATTACCTATAATTAGACATTTCATTATATCAAATTATTATATTATATATTTAAATATATAGTAAGATAATTTAATATAATGTTAATACCTTTATCAGGATTATTTGAACATTTTAAGTTAAATATAACCGGTATATTACATATTGGTGCACATGAATGTGAAGAATTAAATGATTATTTAAAATTAGGTATAAAAAATGAAAATATATATTGGATAGAAGCAATGGAAGATAAAGTAAATTTAATGAAAAAACAAAAAAATATACAAATATATCAAGCATTAATTGATATAGAAGATGATAAAGAAGTTAAATTTAATATTACAAATAATGGTCAAAGTTCTTCTATATTGGAATTAGGTTCTCATAAAACTCATCATCCTAATATTAAAATAATAGATAGCAAGCATTTAAAAACTACAAGATTAGATACTTTTATAAAAAAAAATAAGATTCCAATTGAAAAAATAAATTTTCTAAATATAGATATTCAAGGAAAGGAATTAGATGCATTAAAAAGTATGGAAAATTATATAGATAATGTAAAATATATTTATACGGAAGTAAATACTGAAAAAGTTTATAAAGATTGTGCGTTATTAAGTGAAATAGACGAATATTTAGATTTAAAAGGATTTACAAGAGTTGCTTGTCAAATGTGGGGTCCCTGTGGTTGGGGAGATGCATTTTATATTAAAAATTAATTATAATAATTTAATAATTATAATAATTAATCTACTTCTACAGGTCTTTCAATTATTTCCATATCTTTTCTATAAATCGACCAATATTTTTTTTTGTCTGTTGTATCAAAAATCCATTTATCAGGAGCAATAATTTTAGGTTTATCATAAATAGATAAAAATGACCCCCACCAATAAAACGTGGAATTAGACATAATATAATTTTTAAATAAAGCCATAGTTAGTAACATATATTTGTCTTCTTTGATATTCATAAACACAAATTTATCTCCAATAAAGTTATCTTTGCACCACTGAATATCGTCAGATATAATGTAATATTTTTGTTTTTTCATTCTTTTTAAGGCTTCATTATAAAATGTCATACCACATGGATTGTGTGTTTTTGGATATTTAATATAATCACCTCTTCTTACACCTAAAAACGCAAAATCATTATCTAAAGCTAATTCTGGATATTTATCTAAAATATCAGTATTATTTTTAAGATATGAAACAATTCCTCCATCAGGAGTAAAGAGTTGTTTAACATCTTTTTCATATTTTATCCAATTTAAATTTGATTGAAAATAACCATCTAAACAAATATTTGCGGATGATAATTCATCAAATATTGGATTGATTTGTTTTTTTAATGAATAGGCGCTCCATGATTTTTCTTTAACAATTACATCCATATTGGGCATATTATCTGTAAAATTAACACTTTGATAAATATTATTATAATATGTTTTTGGATGTTTTCCTTGACGACATCCATCAAAATCATTTAATTTAAAAAGCATATTATAATTAAATTCTCTTGACATAGCATATGTTGCTGCAATTTGAAATAATTGATTACCTATACCACCTTGTAATTTTGAAGTAAATATATGACCACTAACCGAGCATATAATATCTTTAACAATTCTTTCGATAGAATAAGTAATATCCCATTTGGGGTAATCTTTTTTAAATTTACTTAAATCACTAATATACCATATATGGTCACCGGCTCTTGCGTCATCTAATAATGTATAATTTTTCCATTTGCCATTGGTTAATTTATTAACTAAATCAATAGTTTCAAGAATACTTAGTGAATTTTCTCTCCCACCTCCCATATTATAAACAGCAGCAGGACGAGGATTTTGATGATAATTCCAAAATGCATTAACTAAATCATATGAATGAATATTATCTCTTACTTGTTTTCCTTTATAGCCAAAAATTTTGTAATGTTTATTTTTAACAATACACTTAACAATATACGATAAAAATCCATGTAATTCAGCACCCTGATGATTTGGTCCAGTAATACATCCTCCTCTAAAGCATACAGTATTCATATTAAAATATCTACCATATTCTTGAACCATAGCATCTGCGGATAATTTACTAACACCAAATAATGAATGTTTGCAATGGTCAACAGACATATTCTCGTCTATCGAACCTTCGCCCTTTAATTCATATCTTGTTTCTAATTCTTCAATATCTAATCTATTGGGATTATCACCATATACTTTATTAGTTGACATAAAAATGAAACTTGATTTAATACAATGTTTTCTTGTAAGTTCTAATAGATTTAATGTTGCTAATGCATTAATTTCAAAATCAGTATGTGGTTCTTTTGCAGCCCAATCATGAGAAGGTTGTGCTGCACAATGGACAATACATTTAATTTTGTCACCATATTTTTTAAAAATTTCTTTTTCTAATTTATCTTTATCTCGAATATCAATATTATGGTGAATAAAATTTGAATATTTATCAGTTAAAGTATTTGTAATATTTTGAGTAGAAGTATTAAAAAAATATTTTCTCATATCATTATCAATTCCTATTACAGTATAGCCTACATTACTGAAAAAACGAACTGTTTCTGAACCAACAAGACCACCGGAACCAGTGACTACGCAATATGACATATAGTTATTTTAATTAATTTGTCTTTATATCTTTATTTATCATACCAATATCTATGATTTCGTTTTTTTGTTTATTTCTTTGTTCATCTAATTTTGAATATTCAACACGTATTTTATCTCTTACTTCAATAGCTAATTTTTTTTTTAATCCAAATGATACATAACCTCTCCATGAACCGAAATCTTTTTTACTATCAGGAATAACTTCCATTAATATTCTTTGAATGATTTCATCTTTTTCTTTATCATATTCTTGTTTATTAACTTTTACTATATTTAGTTCTTTAATAACATCTATTCTAACTTCTGCTGCTGTAGGACCAACTTGTTCATACCAAGGACCATCACACATAGTTGTATTATATAATTAATATATTAAATAATTTATATTAATATTTTAATTCAATTTTTTAAAAATCAACTCCGTCCATAGAAAATGCTTCCTCAGTTTTTTTTTCACTTGATAAACTATAATCGGACACACGTTTTTCAAAGAAGTTAGTTTTTCCATCTAAAGATATCATTTCCATAAAATCAAAAGGATTTTCTGTTTTATAAATTTTATTATATCCAAGCTGAACAACTAATCTGTCAGCAACAAATTCAATATATTGGCTCATTAATTTTGAGTTCATACCGATTAATTTACAAGGAAGTGCTTCGCAAATAAATTCTTTTTCAATCTGTACAGCTTCTTTAAATATTTCCAATATTTTTGCTCTTTTGGGTTTTTTGTGTAATTTTGAGAAAAGTAAAACAGCAAACTCGGTATGCATTCCTTCGTCTCTTGAAATTAATTCATTACTAAAAGTAAGTCCAGGCATAATACCTCTTTTTTTTAACCAATAAATAGAACAGAAAGCGCCAGAAAAGAAAATACCTTCAACGCAGGCAAAGGCTATTAATCTTGTAGCAAATGATGATCTTTTATCATTAATCCATTTAATAGACCAATCGGCTTTTTTTTTAATACATGGAAAATTATTAATTGCTTCAAATAATTTGGTTTTTTCTCTTTCTTCTTTAACTAGTGTATCAATTAATAAAGAGTATGTTTCCGAGTGAACATTTTCCATCATAATCTGGAACCCATACGCAGCACGTGCTTCAGATAATTGAACTTCATTCATAAATCTTTGTCCAAGATTTTCCAAAACAATGCCATCGCTGGCCGCAAAAAATGCCAAAATATGTTTTACAAAATGTTGCTCTTTATCAGTAAGAGTTGACCAGTGTTTAATATCTTTAGACAAGTCGATTTCTTCGGCGCGCCAAAAACAGTCCATTTGTTTCTTGTACATTTTCCAAATATCAGCATCTACGATGGGAAACATTACATAACGATTGTCATTTTCAGTAAGAAGGGGTTCTTTTTGAGATCTAGACATCCTAAATAATATCGGGTTAGATTTAAATTATTTTAAATAATATTATTTCAATTTTAACTACAATACGCTTTAATTATAAAAAAATAATTGTTATTGTTTAACCTGTAGTGAAGATACTAACTTAAAAAATAATAGTATATATTATATATACACTATGGATATTTATAAAAAAGATAATACTTTACAGCAAATAAGAGAACAAATAAAATTAAATAAACAAAATATAGAACTAAAAGGGGGTAATTTAAAGAAAAACTCTAATGTACAAGATATTTATAACTTATTTCAAAATAATCAAACTGAAGATTTGAAAATTAAAAATAAACTAACTAATCATATTTCAAATTTAATAAAAGATTTAGACAAAAAAATAGAAGAATCAAATTTAATAAATAAAATATCAGAATTTAAACATGAAAAAGAAATATTAGAAAAAATGTTAAAAAATGTTCGTTCAAAAAAATTTATATAATATTTTAATTTGTATATAATTTATATAATGAGTTCCATAAAACATTTAAAATATAAAGGAGGTTGGCAAACACCAGAAAAATTAGAAAGTTTATCAAAATCTGTTCCAATAAGAAGTTTAACAAAATTTAAAAAAACTAAAAGAAAAAAGAGAAGAAATAAATCAAAACGTAAAAAAAGAGTAAGAAAACAAACAAAAAAAAGAAATAAAAGAAAACGAAAAAGAAAAAGAAGAACAAGATATAAAAAGAAATAATTTAGGAAATTATATTTAATACAATAAATATAATTTTTTTTTGTCCATTATAATTATAATGAAGTTAAAAGTTCCTGCCATTTTAAAAAACAAGTATGTATGCTATGCCTTAATGGGTTTAGCCGGATTAAATGTCGTCGGTTACGTTACAGTTAAAGCATGGGAGTGTCTCGCCTTATTTCTATTAACAGCTTACAGTGCTAAGTGCTATTGCAATAACACATCATGTGCTATCTTAGCTGCTCTTTTCGTTGCTAACTTCGTCTTTGGATGTGGTCGCGTAAAAGAGGGAATGGAGGAGTCGATGGAAGATGATGATGAAAAAGCTGCCAAGGCTGCAGCAAAACTTGGAGAAGTAGCTGAAAATCAAGCTGCTGCCGGTGATGATGATGCTGCTGCCGCCGCCGGTGCCGCCGCTGAGGCTGCCGAAGAAGTAGCAGGTATGTGCTCCGGACCTGATTGCAAGAAGAAAAAAGAATAAATATATTAAACTATTATTATTTTATATATAATTAATATATAAAATGGCAAGAAAGATGAAAATGAAGATGAAAGTTCCTGGTCTACTTAAAAATAAATATATTTTATATATTTTATTAATCATAGGTATTATTAATGTTTTAGGATATATTGCACTTGAAGATTACAATTCTCTTGGTTTATTTGTATCAGTTGGATTATTATCATCATATTTTAGCAAAAATATGTCTGTTAATCTATTATTGGCTATTGTTATAACCGGTCTTATGGCTGCAAATAACAAATTTAGAGAAGGAATGAAAAATGAAGATGATAACAAAACTAAAGAGAAAATGGTGAATGGTAAAGATAAGTGCAAAGAAGATACTGACTGTCCTGAAGGAAAAAAATGCAACACTGATGGTAAATGTGTTGCTACGTTCCAAAATAATGTCCCTCCTTCATCTCCCGCACCTGTCGATACAGATGAATCCGTTGGAGATAGAATTGATTATGCTGCTACTATGGAACAAGCTTATGATAATTTAAATAAAATGTTAGGGGAAGGAGGCATGAAAAATATTACAAGCGAAACCAAAAAATTAGTTAAACAACAAAAAGACCTTATGGGAACACTTAATTCTATGGCACCCGTTTTAAATAATGCTAAAGCCACATTAGAAGGATTAGATATGGGTGACTTAAAAGGTATGCAAGATATGATGTCTGGATTAAAATTACCCGGCATGAAATCAAAAAAAAAATAAAAAAGTATAAATTATAAAAACATATATATATAAATGAAAGTCAAATCTTTCTTAAAAAATAAATATGTTTTATATTTCGCAACTATTCTTGGTATATTAAATTTAGTAAAATATGTTTCTATAAATGATTCTGATTCTGCTATGTTATGTATTATATTATTTGTATTGTCAAGATATTTTAGTAAATTATTAGCATTTAATATTTTATTTGCTTTATCTGTTACATATTTAGTATCTATGAATAACTTTATTACTGAAGGCTATACTGAAAGAAAAGAAGAACATAAAGATACTACTGAAAAAATGACAACAAAAAAAAAAGAAAAAAAATGTAAAGATTGTCCCGATGATAAATGTGTTGATGGTAAATGTGTTTCTACATTCAAAAATAATGTTCCTTCTTCAACTCCTTCTTCTGTTGATGGACATATTGATAAAGATTCTACCGCTGCTAAAATGGAAGGGGCTTTCAACGATTTAGCAAATTTACTTGGTGATGATGGTATATCGAGTGTTTCAAAAGAAACTAAAAATCTTATAGAACAACAAAAAAATTTAATGGGAACTTTAAACGATATGGCTCCTGCTTTAAAGGATGCACGTGAAACTCTGGATAATATGAATTTACCTTCTATGGATGATATGACTAAATTATTCAATAAAATTAATAAAAAATAATTATATATATATAATGCCAAAAAGATGCCCACCTGGAGTTATTTGTATTGAAAATATAACTATTATATTTTTAATAAGTCTTGCTTTTTTAGCAACTATGATATATTACAAAATAAATGATAAAAATAATATTGTTGTTCTAAATTCTCATCAAAAAAATGGATTATATCCAAAAACAAATTCTTTATTTTCCAATGTTCGCTCTAATATTTTAATGAATCCATTCTCACCTCCTTTAAAAAATAATTATTTTTCAAATGATAGTACTGACCCCAGAGGTATTCCTATAAATATCAATACTCGAGGATTCGATACAAATTATAAACAAGTTGGTATATTAACAAGAAATATACAAAAGCAAGGAGATGAAGTTATATTGGCAATAATGGGAAGAGCTTTATATAGTAATAGAAGTAAATGGCAGTATTATACTATGAATGATAAAAGTAACGCTATTAAATTACCAATGAGTCATAATGGTAGAAGTTGCACAAATGAATATGGATGTGATGAATTAACTTCTGGAGATACTGTCTATGTTGAAGGATATAATGATGCTTTCAAGGTCACCATATATGAAAATTCTCAGCCAAGATATATACCTATTTTGTAAATAGATTTAAAATTATTTTTTTATAGTCTTATATATAAAATGATTTCATCTATAGTTGGTCCCTTACAATTAAAACCACAAACATTAATTCCTACTACTACAAAGTTGAAAGAAGCATTTCAAAAAAATAAATTAAATTTAGAAATATTTAAAGATTTAAAGGAAAATGAAAAATTAGGAAAACAAATAAATAGTAAAGGAGAAGCTGAATATTATAAAGTACAAGAATATCCAGGTCTTTGGTTATCAAGATGGTGGAATGATGAAGGCAGACTTAAAACCATTGAATATCTTGATACTGATTTTAGCGATTTCATGAAATTTCTTGATGAATTACTTAAAAATTTAGAAGTAGACCCTTTTTGTGAATATGCTAAATTGTCTATTCGTGTTAGAAAATTTATAGATTCCATTTTACCAGGGTTATATTCTTTGAAAAAAACTTATCCTGATACAAAAAAAATGGTTGCAAAGGTCGATAGTATTATATTAACACTTATTGATTTTAAGGATAAAACTGATGATTATGTTAAACAAAAAAATAAAGGAATAAAATTATTAATCCGTAAAAGTTTAGAATAATTTATTTTTTTGATAAAGACAAAGGTAAATTTCTCTCCAAATAATTTTTAAGGGAGTTGAAAAATAAGACAGATAATATAATATTATTCAGATATTGATAATATTATATGGTATTTCTATGAGAATCATTTTTTCTTACGTTTTTTTCGTTTTCTCTTTCTTTTTTTAGTTTTGTTTTTTTTTGTTTTACGCTTCTTTTTTGTTTTCTTTTTTCTTTTTCCTCCTTGTGTTTCCTGTCTTTTTTGAGCTCCTTCTTCTATCGCTTTAAGTTTCGCCTCATTCTTCGCCTTGATATTTGCTTGTGCCTGCGCCTGTAAAGCCTTAAGTTTTTTCATCTTTTCACGACGCATCTCCTCCTGATCAGGTGGAATACTCTCGTCTCCCCCCCGTACTAGTGGAATTACGGGTGGGAATAAATCATCTTTACTTTCATCACCTACTACTTCTTCTTCTTCTTCAGCTTCACTGACAACAGGACTGTTGTTTGGAGAGCCTTGTGGAGTGCCCGGAGGAGTTACTGGTGCGATGCGCTCATCATCTAACACACTTCCCCCTTCTCCTACTACATTATAATCTACCATTATTGATTTTTTTTTTCCATCCACAGTACTATTTTCATGTAAAAAGGGTGAGAATGGGCTACGTGTTTCTAAAAATAATTTTGTAGCAGCACCACGTATAGCATTTCCCTTAAAATGTGAATTATTTACTTTGAAAATACCATCTCTAACTAATTTTGTCATTAACGTATATTGATAATCTATAGTTAAACGTTCTCTCATTTTTTGATAATTTTCTTTAGTTTCATCATCTACAGTTTCATTATATTTTTTGGGAACAAAATTAAAATATTTATAACAGTGATATTTTTCATATTTCTTTGTTTGTATATTAAATCTCATAGTGTATATATTCATCTTTATAACATTATCTTCACCATTAAAGTCAAATAGTACAGAACTTGCCTCGTTGTCTCCAGGACACGGTTTTATAGTCTCATCTACTTTTACTTTATCAACAAATTCTTTATCCTTGATAAGGCTTTGTCTTTTACCATCAACTATTTTCCACCTTTTATCAGTTTGTGATAGTGGGTTATTCCTATTCCTTGGTTCATCATCTGGTAAATATTTAACTTTGTATGCATTACACATATCTTCTAATAATAATGTAATTCTTGTTGGTCCTTGAGCAAAAGTTTTTACGTAACAATCTCTCCAAATATCATTACCCGGTTCTGGTATTTTATTAGATTTAAATGTTTGTTTAACTGTTTTTAAATTTTCTATCATTTTTTTTAACATAATTTTATCCAATTTTTTACTTTTACTTTTCTTTAAATCCTCATTATTAATTGAATTATTAATTACATTCTCTAATATATTTTTAACCAGAGAATACTCTTTAATTTTTTCTTGAGTAAATGTATTCATAAAATCATTTATAGTATATTTAAATATATAAAGTATATTACCGTTATCTTTTGATGTATCATTATTATGAAGTTGAATATTTTTAGATATATTCTTTACGTAATCTATCCATAATTTTTTAAGTTCTCCAATTTTTTTAATACAAGAAATATATATATATAATTTATCAGGCTCGTTCATATTTTCAAATTTAGATTTATCTTGATCAGTAAATTTACAAATATCTTCTAATAATTGAAATGATAATATAGTGTTTCTACAAAGTGTAAAAAATTCATAATATTGACGAAATAGTGGAATTATAACTTTATTCATATGATGTTTATCATTTGTTTTACTATATCTAATATTATCAAAAAATACTAATTTCATTCTTTCCAATGCTGCAGGTTTTAAACCAGCAGCTTTCCAACTGTTATATTTTCCGCCGCTTTCAATAAGTTTGTTATATATGAAATTAAAATATATAAATTTATTTATAATTGTTATTAGAGTGTCATTATCATTTGGAATAAATTCATTAAGTGATTTCTTACCCTCAGGACTTCTTATAAATTTAATTAACCCCTTATCATCAATATCAATATCATTATTATTATCAATATTTTCATTACTCATATCTAACCATGTAGTGATTTTATGAAATTCTTTTTCATTATCGTTTCCTTCTGTTTTTGACTCAGATTCTGTATTACCCATATCTTTTAATTCATTGTTAATTTTTATAGCTTCTGCATTCCATTCTCTCCATTTATGTATTATTTCATTAATAAAACCTAATTTTTTTGTGTAATATATTTTTTTGTCTATATGTTTTCGTTTTGGTGGTGTAATGCTTTCATCTTGTTCAAACTGTGCGAAAAAGTCACCTACATTCACTTCTTCTTCTTCTTTTTTTATTCCTCTCATTGAGGCTGCTCGCAATGCTGCATCTTTCCTCTCTTTGGAAAGTTTGTTTGTAAAACGTTGTATTTTTTCAAGAATAGAGTTCTTCCTATTACCAAAAAGGGTTAGTTGTGCTTTTATACAATTAATATTATCTATAATTTTATTATCCTCCATATTTTGTTTAGGTGGATCTTTCATTGCATCTGTTTTCAAAAAATTAATTATAATTTCATTAAAATCACCAGTATATAACTGTTTATCAAATTTTTCAGGACAAGCTTTTTTCATAATTTCTTTAAGTTTACTTTCTAATTGTTCCTTTCTGTCTTTTTTAATTTCTTTTTGTGCATTTATTTCATCCTCAGTGGTTTTCATATTTCTATATCCTCCTACTAAATTTATAAATTCCATAGCCTGCTCTTCTCCACGCGATGGCTTGTACTTTTTTTTATAAGTATCTTTTTCTAAAAATAAATTTATTTCAGTAGATTGTTCTGGTTCTGGTGTTGGTGGTAAAGTAGGTTCTGGTTCTGGTGCTGGTTCTTCATCTCGTTCATCTGCTTCTCCATCTCCTTCTGCTTCTCCATCTCCTTCTGCTGGTCTTGGTGGTATTACGGGTACCGGATCTTCTGTATCTTCTTCTGTATCATTAACTGATTTTACTAAGTTAACAGAAGCTTTTGCTTTTTGTTTAATTTGAGAAATATGGGCAGCATCTTTATTTTTGATTTTAGTTATATCCTCCATCTTAAAATTATTAAATCTACCTTTTATATTATCAAAATCTTCTGGATACTTATTTTTTAATTGGGATTCGAATTTTCTATGCATTTCTTGAAGTGAACTGGCGTCTATTTCGGATATGCTTGTTTGTGGTTTTTTATGTTCAAATAATAATGGTTTGTCTAAATGTAATCGGTATTTTTTAGGATTACCACCTCTCATTATTTTTCCTCCTCCCAACAATACTCCATCGGAGCCGCGTATATCCGCTTCAATAACAATACGATCTTCATCGCCTATAGAATTTTCACCCCTAATATTGATAGTTGAACCAAGCTGAGGTTGTGATGTAAATGGTAATACTATTTCTACAGAACCTTCTTCAATAGTTTGTGCTTCAGGTTCTTTCCCTTCTTTACCTTCTTTACCTTCTTTTTCTTCTTCGCCAAAATCCTCTTTTTCTTCATCATCTTGCTCTTGTTCTTTCTGTTCTTCTTCAGTCAGTGGTTTTTTATATCTATATTTTTTAAGAAGTAATTCATTAAACGCATCAACTGTTAATGGACCATCCCCAGCATCAAGAATATTCATATTAGTTTTTGTTCCATCAGCATCATTTTTGGTAGTTATTTCAAAAACAAGATTATGTGGATATGATGGACCATCACGTCCTTTTTTGTGTATTGAATCACGAGCACCCAAACTTAATGGTACCTTTTTCCAAGGTGTTTTACCTTGTTTTGTTTTTCCTTTTTTACTTCCTTCTTCTTCTTTTGTTTGTGCCTGTTGTTGTTCGATATAATCAGTATAAACAGTCATACGTTCATCACCTCTATATCTATCATTATCAGGTGAATCATCACTTTTTCTAACACTTCCGTCTCCCGCAACATCAACAACACTTATCTTGGTATTGGTATTGGTATTTGGTCTTGGTGGTAAAGGTGGAACACTATCACTTTTAGTACCATCATCGCCATCACCAACAGCACCAGCAGAATCACCATCAACAACACCACCAGGAGAAGGAGTAACTGTAGCAGCACCACCATCGCCATCACCATCGCCGTCGCTAAATACATCATTAGCTAATTCCAAAGATGTTCTCTCTCCTACTCTTCTTTCGCCTGCATCCTCACTAATATATTTTTGTAATGCATCAAAAATTTTTAGACCTGTTATAGCAGGTGGTGTTTTTCTTAATAAAATATGTTTTATAGCATTATAGTTATATATATTTACAACCTTACCTACGTGTTTAAAATCTATGGGTTTAACTATTACTTCATTGGTAAGTTCAATATTTTCTATTATTGGCAGAAGTGTATCTTTTTGACCTGGTGATAAAGAATCAATCATATTTATAAACTTTTGAAGTGGTATTTGATTTAAAAATTTTTCAAATTCGCTAAGTGGTAGTTCAAAATTTATTAATTTCATAATATGATTTTCTTGGTCGTCTTGAGATGTCAAAAATATAAGTTGAAAATTAATTCTATTTCCCCCAGCTTTTTGTTTTTTTATTCTAAATTTTAGGGATTTATTTTTTAAATTTAAATGTTTTTTTCTTTTACTAAAACTTCTTCTTCTTCCACCTTTTTTCTTTCTTTTCTTTCTTTTTTTATTAAATTTTTTTTGACTTTGATTCTTAGATTTTTTAATTTTATATAATTTCTTTTTGGATAGTAACATTTATATAAATAAAAACAGATAATTATATTATAAATATAATATAAATAATGACATTAACTGAAGCACCAATAATAGTTCCAAGTAAAGGAGATATTAGTAATACTAAATTTAAATATTGTGAAGGATGTAAATTTGAATATAATTATATTTTAGCAAATTTATCAGTAATAAAGGAGAGTAATTATTTAGAGATAAAAACAGGTACAGAAGACCAGTATGAAATAAAAAGTGATTTATTAGGAAAGGATGAAGAAAGTAAGGGAAAAATACATAAAATAAGATTATTTAAACCATCATTAAATAGTTATGATAATAATATAGAGGATGTAGCTGCGGAATTAATAATAGAACATAGAAGTCAAAAAGGAAATGGAAGTTTAAGCGTATGTATTCCAATAATTTCTCAATCGGGAGACAATATAAATGAAGATAGCAAATGGTTATCAAAGATAATTGAAAAAGCTCCAACAAATAATGGTACAAAAGTCAATATAAATGGTTCATTTTCATTAAATAAATTAATTCCAAGATCCGAATATATAGTATTAGAGAAGGCGACAGGAACATGGATGGATAATAAGAATAGTAATAATAATAATATAATTATAATGACAACTCGTGGTTGTACATTAAAAGATACGGATATTAATAATTTAAGTATACTTACTTCATCACCAATTCCGTGTTCAATAGACAGTTGTTGGAAATTTGATGAAAATAAAACAGAAGAATCAGTAATGTTAGATAAATCAAGAATTACAAAATCAACAAGACCAATAGGAGAACCAGGAATAAATCACAAACCAACAATGACGTGTTATCCGATAGATACTGATGGAAATATAATAAAGAAAGGATATTTATCAATTGAAAAAACCCTGGTAAAAGATCCCCCAAAAGCATCAAGTACAAACACATTATTGATAATAAGTGTTATTTTAGGAGTATTGCTTCTTGTAGTATTAGCTGTTTTTGTTGCTCCAAAAATAATAACTGCAATGAAAGGAAAGTTAGGAAGAGGAGCAGATGCAGCAAATGCAGTTGGTGCGACAATTTCACAATAATTAAATATAATTGATTAAATATTATATTTAATTTGCGGCGGCGGCTTTATGTGTATTACCTAATACAGGTTTAAATTCTGGAGGTGTTAAATCTCTAAAATTGGTAGTAGGAAGCATTTTGCTAATGACTTCTTCTTCAACAGTAATAGGAAATTTATTCATAGCGGCAAAATGTCTGGATTTTTTGTGTTCAGTAGGGAGATATCTTTTTACAGCATAACTTCCAGTAGAATCAGCAGCTCTTTGAAATAAAACGAAAGCAGCAACTAAACCAACAACTCCAGCAACTTTATTCATTGATAATAATGATAAAGATAATGCGGCAACAAGTATTTTACCGAGAGGATTATCTACAAGTTCGGCAAAAACGAGTGGTATTTTAATATCAAATAATATAAAAACGGTTAATAATACAGTAAGAACGAGATGATGTTTGTCTTTCATTAATGATTTTAAAAACTTTTCCATATATCATAATATTATATTTTTATTATGCGTAAAATTGAAAAAAAACTATCTAAATAAAATGTTTAAAATAATAATATATGAGTGATAATGATATTGCAATGTATGTTGGATATAAGGGTTTTTCTATTTATAAAAATAATATAAGTGTGGAAGAAGAACAAATGTTAAGAAAAGAGCTAAATGTGAAACCTTTTGTTCCTAAAAGTTCGTTAATAAAACCGCAAGCATTTCCTGTTTATAGAGAATCATCAACAAAGATATATGTGCCGAGATTTTATGGGTTAGAGGTATATGGTGAAGCTGATGAAATGAGAATAAAAGATGGAAAAAAAATAAATTTAAAATTTAATGGAGAATTACGTCCTAAACAAAAACCAGTAGTTGAAAAATATATGAAACATATAAAAAGAAATCACAGTGGATTGTTGTCACTACATACAGGATGGGGCAAAACGATAGCAGCGCTAAATATTATATCACGTATTAATCAAAAAACATTAATAATTGTTCATAAAGAATTTTTACTAAGACAGTGGGTAGAAAGAATAGAGCAGTTTTTACCAGACGCTCGTGTAGGTAGAATTCAAGCAAAAACAATAGATACAGAAGATAAAGATATAGTTATTTGTATGTTACAAAGTTTAAGTATGAAGGATTATCCAAAAGATATGTTTAAAGAATATGGATTAAGTATATACGATGAGTGTTTTCCTTTCAAAACAAAAATTCAAACAGATAAAGGTCTTATAAACATAGGGAGTTTATATGAAAAGTGGAATAATAAAGAAGAATTGCCCAAAGTATTAAGTTTTAATAAAGAAAAGGAGAAATTTGAATATAAACAAATGAGTTATGCTTGGAGAAAAGAAAGAAAAGATTTAATTAAAATAAAAATGTCAAAAAGAGTTATAAATTGTACACCTGAACATAAAATATTAACAAAAAATGGGTATATTGAAGCAAATAAATTAAAAGTAGGAGATTTAATAATATCAAAATATGATAGAACACATATTGATAATATAATATCACAAGGATTAAATGATGATCAATTACAATTAGTATATGGTTCATATCTTGGCGATGGTCATATAGCAATAACAAAAAAAAATAGATATAGATTAAGAATAATACATTGTGAAAAACAAAAAGATTATTGTGAATGGAAGGCAGATATGTTTGGAATTAAAGAATTAAAATATATAGAAAAAAATGGATATTCTCAAAAACCAGCATATAATTTTCAAACAAAAATATTTGATTTAGAAGATGAAATAACAAAAAATACAAAAACAGTTCCAGATTGGCTATTAGATAAATTAGATATAAGAGGCATAGCAATATGGTATATGGATGATGGAACTATTAATAAACGTGAATTAAAAGATGGTAGTATTAGTAATTATATATCAATACATTCAAATAATTTTGATTTTGACACACATATTAAATTTGTTAAAAAATTTGAAAGATATGGTATAAAATGTATTATAAATAAAACAAAAGGTAAATATTATTATCTTAGATTCAATAAAGAAAATACATTAAAATTATTGAATTTAATAAAACCATATATCCATAAAAGTATGCATTATAAGATAAATGATAGAAATGATATATATAATTGGTCAAACAAGTTTCTGGACTATGGATATTTAAAAGTAACAAGTATAAATTATTTTGAAAACAAAGGGGCTAATAGATGTAAAAAACCATATGTATATGATATAGAGGTAAAAGATAATCACAATTTTGTAATAGGAACATCTAAAAAATATGTAGATGGTCCAGTTGTATCTAATTGCCACCATCTAAGTGCTGAGGTATTTAGCAGGGCATTCTTTAAAGTAGTAACAAAATATGGTTTGGGATTATCGGCGACAATGAAACGAAAAGATGGATTAACAAAAGTTTTGAAATGGTTTTTGGGACCAATTGTATGTAAAGTAGAACGAAAAGGAGAAGATAATGTATTAGTTAAAGTAATAAATTATGAAACAAATGATGAAGATTTTAATAGAGTTGAAAGAGATTACAGGGGTCAAGTAAAGTACACAACGATGGTAAAAAAATTATGCGAATTTAATAGAAGAAGTGAATTTATATTAAAAGTGTTAAGTAATTTATTAAAGAAAAATAGAGACCAACAAATAATGATATTAGGACACCAAAAAAAGTTATTAAAATATTTACATGATGCGATTAAACATAGAACAATAGCAACAGTAGGATATTATGTAGGTGGTATGAAAGAAGAAGACTTGAAAAAAACAGAGGGTAAAAAAGTAGTAATAGCAACATATGCAATGGCAGAAGAAGGTTTAGATATCAAAACATTATCAACATTAATAATGGCAACACCAAAAGTGGATGTAACCCAATCAGTAGGAAGAATTCTTCGAAAAAAACATAAACAAGCAATTGTAGTAGATATAGTGGATAGTCATAGTTTATTTCAAAGACATTTTGCGAAAAGAAAAACATTTTATAGAAAATCAAAATTTAAGATAGAACAAACAGATATGGAAGGTTATGAAAAAGATGATTGGGACGTAATATATGATCCAGTAAATAAAATTAAGAAAGCATTTGAAAAAAAAGTAAAAAAAGACGAATTACTTCAGGGGGTTTGTTTGATTACAGATTAATAAATATTTAATATATTTAATAAATATTTATCTAATAAATTTATTTTCTCTTTTTACGTGATTTTCTCTTTTTACGTAATTTTTTTTTATCACAACAATCGCAGCATTTACAATTAGCACCTCCTTTATGTTTATATCTACGTCTGCGCAATTTTCTTTTACGTGATTTGCTTTTTTTACGTGATTTGCTTTTTTTACGTGATTTCCTTTTTTTTTTACCACCACACTGATTATGAGCAGTAACATTTTTTGTTATAGGTGCGTAGTGAGAGGTTTTAAATCCATTAGAACCGGTATACCCATAACTTGCTGTAGTAGATAAAGTATGTTGTTGTCCTCCACCGGCTTGACAACGAACACCTTCTGTACTTGAAGTTTTAAAAGGAACAGTATCATTTAATTTGTAATTTATCAAATTATTCATATATATTTATATATTATTATTTTTTGTAACATGTAATTTCTCTTTTTGGTGATATATTATCATTAGAAATTTCGATAGGTTTCCAGGAATTAAACTTTTTCATATAAACGCATTTCATTTTCATTTTTTTTTCTAAATTTACAAATTTATCAAGTTGAATATTTTCAAATTCTTCTTCATCATCGCTCTCTTCTAATAAATCTAAATTGTTATTTTCTTTAATTATCCTAAATAAAGAATTCATCATAACACTTGTTTTATAATCCGGAATACATGCACATTTAAATTTTTCTAATTTATTTTCATTATTATTATAATATAATTCATAAATATCGTTAATAATAGTAGCTTTTAAAATAAAAATTTTATAAATAATAGGATTGATTTTAACAAATTCATTCAAAAAAGGTTTATTATTATATAATAATCTATATTGAATTGAATATAATTCATAGGGTAAATTATTAATTTTTTCTTTTAATTTATAATAATTTGTTTCTATAATAGGCATACCAAATATTATGGAATTATTTGTATATGCTGATTGACTAATATAATTATTGATAACTGAACCAATTTGCTTTAATTTTTCATATTGATTATAATGAATCAATGAATAACCTTTACTAAAATAAATATTCTCAATATTGAAAAAATTTTTTTTATTGATATTAAATATAGTTCCATAAAGTATTGTTCCTCTTCCACTTGTTAATATTTTATCAAACGAACAAATATTAGCTGTAATATTCTCAATAGAATTAAATTTTCTATTAATTTCTAAAAAAAAACAAATTTTATGTTTTTTAAAAATAGTAAACCATGCAAAAAATTTTTTTCCTTTTGGAATTGTCAAATAAATATCTGTTTGAACTTTTTTATGTAATTTTTTTTCATAAGAAAGTTCTAATTTTGGAAATTTTCTTAAAATATCAGTTTTTTCCTTATATGATAATTTCATATAACTAAACTATATAATTGTCTCTATATTGATTTAATAAGATGTAAAATTACTATTACTAAATATATTACCAGTAGCTTCCATCGAAGTTTGTGCTTTGTTTTTTTTTTTAGAATGCAATGTTTTTAAATAATTTTTTAATTCTTTTTTCATTTCGTGTGATGTTTCCTTATTTGTTTTTATAGAATTATAAATTTGTTTATACTGTTCTGTCGGTTTATTGACTAAATCTTTTGTTTTTGGAATAGTTAAATTATTTTTAAAAAATATATAAATGTAATGAACACTTATGATTAAAATAATAGAAATTATTGTTTGTTGTATTATCCAAAATAACATGTATATATTAGTTAGACATTAACAAATTTATGAATGAACTTACATCATTATTAAAAAAAACATTATGTTCATCTATCTTTTTTTTTGATAAAAAGTAAATATCTATAATTTTATTATTTTTTTTCTCAAAAACTATATAATTTTCACTTTTCCCTATATTAAATTTTATTTTTTCTATATTTATTGATATATTTTCACTTGGAATAGAAAACATTTCTCCAAGATTTTTTTCATAATAATTCATACCAATTAAACTATAATTTTCTATAAAATTTGTTACATAATTATAATTTTTTTCTACTAATTTATATTTTATTAAATTATCATTTTCGATTTTATAAAATCCATCGATTGAAAGTATCAATTTTTCTATAATTATTTCTTTATTATAAATATTTTCAAATTTTTCAATGATATTATTTTTATTTCTAACATCTCTCAAATTTATTTCTGGAATATAATATTTCATCATTATTAAATAATATATTAGTGAAACTATTTAAACCGATTTGATAAAATGAATACAAATGGTCAGAGTTTTAATTATTGAAAAATTAGCCAATATCAAATGTAGTAATTTTAAAAATTTTGATATTGAAAAAATATATAAAAAATGTAATTTGAGAAAAAATGATGATTTTGCATTAAGACATACTTGGTCTTTAAATAAAAATGATTTATATATTTCCATTTATTGTAAAAATAAAGGTAGAGCAAATAGTGAAAATAAATATGATTTACCACCCCCGTTAGATAACACTTTGTATTTTGGCTCAATGGTATTAATCAAACATCAAACCAAAAATATAAATAATAGTAATGTAAAAGATACTTCTATTGAAGAATGGAATAAATTATATGAAAAATTATTTGGTGGGTTTGAAGATTTAAATAACGATGATAGTTACAGTGATGAAGAAGAAATTCCTGAACATTTCAAAACAAAAGAAGGTTATTCAAAAGAAGATGGTTTTATAGTTGATGATGATGAAGACCTTGATGAAGAATATATTCCAGAAGAAAGTGAAGAAGAAGCTCATAGTTCTACTGATTCTGCTGACGAAGATGAAGAAATAATGGGACAAGAAAGTGATATAGGAAATACTGATGAAGATGAAGACGAAGATGATGAAGAAGAAGAATATGAAGATTCTGATAGTGATGTTGGTTCTGAATTAAGCGAAGAAAGCTATGTAGATAGTGATTGTAATTAAACAAAATTGAAAACCATATAAATATAATTTATAGATAAATATAATTATGATGATTATTGAAAATCCTACAGTTTTTAGAGATAATCTTAAAAATAAATTTTTAGATTTTATTAAAAAAGAAGATGTTAGTATTAATTTAGAAAAAGGTATATTTAATTATACTATCTCCCAAGCAAAAAAAAAGAAAATTGTAAGAAAATGGACAAATAAAAATTTTGTTCAAATTTATATTAATAGATTTAGAAGTGTTTATAGCAATATTCATCCAAAATCAAAAATATGCAATAAAACACTTTTAAAAAAATTAAAAAATAAAAAATTATCACCTAAAAAATTAGCTTTTATGTCTCATCAAGAAATGTCTCCAAAAAAATGGAAAGAACTAATTGAAGCTAAAATCAAAAGAGATAAGAATTTAACTGAAGTCGATATGTCTGCTGCTACTGATGAATTTAAATGTTATAAATGTCAAAAAAGATTATGTACTTATTATCAATTACAAACAAGAAGTGCTGATGAACCTATGACTACTTTTATTACTTGTTTAAATTGTGGAAATAGATGGAAAAATTAGAATTAAATTTAAATTTAACGAATATTTTATATTATAATATATTTTTTTATTATAATATGAATCATAATATGACTGATTATTCTTTTAATACAATCATAGATACAAGTACTTTACAAATTGGTCAAGTTGTAAGAATAAATTTTACAGATGATGGTATATTTCGAGTTTTTTACAATGATTCTAACGGTAATATGTATTGCGGATTAAACAGACAATCTAATTATAGACAAGTTGTAGCAGATTCTGCTCATAAACGAACACAAATAGATATTTCGAGTTCAGCAACAGATTATATTGCTCTTAACAAATTTAATCCACCAATGTATGGAGGAACATATCATGAAGAACAAATGAGAATTCCTATAGATAGAAATGATAAAAATTTTTATGTTTTTAAGTATAATATTCTTAATGAAAATATATTTAATCATTATACACCTGTAAGTTTTTTTAGTGAAATTCAATCACAAAGTTATATTAAACAAGGTTCTACATCTGGATATATTTATAATTCAGTTGGATATTCTCCTATTTTAGCATCTGGTAAAAATCGTTTTTGGAGTTCCCTTGCTGTACAACCTGATTGTTCTTTTAATGAATCAGTAGGATTTTTTATTACAACAAGAAATGAAACTACAGCAGCAAGGACCGATCGTAACGATATATCTCAACCAGGAGTAATACCATTCCCTGATTATATGGATTTATATGGACAAACTATTACTACTATTACAAATAAACCACTTAATACAAATTATAGTCATTTATCAAATTTGGCAGATATTGGTTTAACAGGATCGGGAACAGACATAAGATCTCGATTTGGTATATTAAACTATCCATATATAGATACATTTTCCCGTGATAGCAATGGGACCAGCCTGTCAATTCCCAGTTTAGCACAAAGTTATAATATTTTATACACCTTAACACAAAAAAGACCTAAATATGTTTGGTTAGATATTAGTAATAATGCTACTTCGGTAGACTCAAATGGAAGTCCAGGAAACGGTCAGGAGGATACATACTATAAAGGTAATTTTTATTTATATGCTTATACTCATAGACAATCAGATGTATCAGGTAATATATATATAGAAAGACATAATAGAGATAATAAACCAAAAGCAAGGTGTGAAATTTTCTCAAATTTTGCTAATACCAAAAATCTACATAAAGGAGATATTAGAAATATATTTCTTGATATGGATTTAGATATTTCGAAAAATTCAACCATTAATTCTGGTAATTTTAATTATATATATTCAAGACCTTATTATGTTATATGTTCAGATTTATCAGGTCAAATTGTTCATGGAACTATTCCATACGATTTATATGGTAATTCTTTGCCTTTACCAACAGAACAGCATATTGTTGATATAAGTGGTATGTCGAAAGACCAAAATCCTGATGATAGTTTGGGCAATTCTAATCCATTTTATGACCTTGTTGGAACTTGTGCTAAATATTGTAAAATAATGGTTGACCCAACAAGTCTTAATTGGAAAACCACACGATATCATATTATATATTACGCACAAGGTGGTGAAAATGAAACTGATTCTCATACAAAAAATACATTAAGATGGATTAGCGGTGAAGGTAAGTCTGCTTATGATTTATGTGGTAATATTACAACTGTTGAAAATTCTGGATTATATCCAAGTATGGATATGTCTGGTAATGTCCCCTATGTTGCATATTTGTGTAAAGGCAATAATAACCTTACAGATATTTCGGGTATAGGATATTCTTATCTTGATAATACTGATGCAAATAAGGAGAATTGGATATGGACTACACCTCGACTAATAGCTACAAAAGAGGATTTAGGAGGAGATTTAACTAAATATACAGATGTATCAAATAATCATCCTATTAGTTTAAAAATTTCACCTTATGATTATTCTGTTCATATATGTTATCAAAAATTTAATACAGATGGTAAAACATCTATTGGTTATTGGAGTAACAGTAAAAATACAATGGATATTAGTGGTATTGATGCAAGTTTAAATTTTTTGGGTATTAAATCTTATGGAAAAACTATTGATGTAAGTGCCGCAAGTGTTGAATTATTTTGGGATTTATCTCAGTGTAATTGTATATTTAGCAGAGATTACACAAGATTAGATGAAAATGGTAATACTAATGGATTAACAATACCTCAACGTAAAATTAAAATACAAGGTTATCCGGAAGGAGGAAGAAATGGAGATTTTGTTAAAAGTATAGATGAAGATGGAGTTATAACTTATATAGCTTCAGCATTGGATAAATTATATATTATTATGAATATTAAAACACCATCATCATGGGGAAATACTGAAGCATTATTTTTATTAGGTGAGAGCTCGTATCAAGGTGCTTATAAATCGTTTATTGATATTAATGGGTACGTTTCTTTTGGAATTACCAATCAAGGACACAATAGTTCAAAAAGTATATCAACTAACAATACTGGCGTATATTATAAATTATCCTATAAAACAGATAACAATAACAATATTACTTTATACACAGGAGCTGAAAGTTTAGATACCAATACAAATTATAAATTAGAATTTTATTATGACAAATCAAATTATTATGGTTTTATAAAAACTACTATATTAGATACAAAAGCAACAAATTTATATGAATATTTTAATATAATAGATAACGGTGGATTTAATATGTTAGATGGAAATTTAAGTATTGGTAATGGAAGTCATACAGCAGACTCTAATAAAATTACGAATGTTACCATTTATAAAATGAGTATGTATGCTACAGATATTTCTAATATTCCTGTGTTTGATGTTTCCAGAAATGGAGAGATTTTAGATGATTGTTCAGGAACACATTTTTCCAGTTTTTTTGATAATAATGGTAATACTGGATTAGATATTGAACCTATAATAAACAAGTATCAAGTAGTAAATGCCGTAAATAGTTTAAATAATGGAGATATAAGTGGGTCATCTTATGATAAATCTGTTATGTTAAATGATATTTATTATCTACAACAAATAGAAGGTTATTCTCAAAGTTCATATGGTGAAGTAATCAAGGGTATATCCAGATTTGATGATGGTGAAATTTGGGCACACGGTTACAGATATAACAATTCAGGTAAAACTTCAAAAAGCACTACATTTTGGAGAAGTTTTGATAATGGATTAAGTTGGAATATTTTTTCTATTAATGTTAGTGGGTTTGAAAATTTTACCATTAATAATATTGCAACATTTACTGATGATTATACTACTTTTGATGGAATTTCTGGTAAATGGATATATTTTTGTGGTAATGATGATTTAATTTATTTTTCATCAAATTATTCAAATAATCAACCATCCCTTGGTGTTTTAGGTAATACTTGGAAAAAATTAGACAATGGAAATTATCTAAGCTCTACAGATGTATCATTAAATTATACTTCATTAAATTATACTTATATATATCCTACATTATTGGATACTACTTTATCTACAAATTTATTTTTAACTTCACCAGCAGCTAACGATTTTCATTTATTTATGGGAACAAAAAGTGGTGAAGATAGAATTATAAGAATGGGAAAAAATAAAACACAAAGTACTGCTGCTTATTCCACCTTTACACCTTTCATTTTGAATTTTACAAATTGTGGTTCTACAGGTAAAACTGGACCGACTGCACAGCAATGTAATAGTGCATATAGTGGTACAGATGTAAGTGTTACTGTGAATACACGAGGTTATCAAGAATGGACTGTTCCTTATACAGCGTCTTATACTATTGTAGCAACTGGTGCTTCTGGTGGCGGAACATCATCAAACATTCAATCCAACCAACCGGTAGTTGAGGGTCAGAAAGGAGCACAAATAACAGGAACGTTTGATTTAGTGAAAGATGAAGTAATTTATATAGTGGTTGGTCAAAAACCATATAGGTCTGGGCTCAGTACGGGTGGATTTACACAAGCTGGTGGTGGTGGTGGAGGAACATTTATTGTAAAAAAAAAAGGCAATGGACCCGGCTTCTCGAGTATAAATGATGTTTTAATTGTAGCAGGTGGTGGTGGTGGTATTGGCGATACAGGTTCTCAGTTCAGTAGTAATTATAATAATGAAATGACTCCTGGTAGCACTTCTTACACAAATTCTACAAATGGCGGCAACCAGGGTTCCGGCGAGGGCGGTGGTGGTGGTGGCGGCTTTAACTCCTCAGGAGTAGGAGGTGTTCGTGTGATAAAGAACGGCAAAGGTTGGAAGACCACGAACGGAACACCCGGAGAGGGTGGTTCTAATGTATACGGTGGAGATTCCGAGAGTGGTGGAGGTTTCGGTGGCGGTGGTGCTCCTGCTGGTCCTCTCCAGCAGGGAGACCTTCAGGTTGGGGGAGGTGGTGGTGGTGGAATGGTTGGAGGAGATGGTGGCGACATATACTTTGGAGATGGTGTTGGTGGTAAGGGAGGTGGTTCATATAATGCAGGAACAAATGTATCAGCTTCGTATCCAGCATCTGAAGGACATGGGAGCGTTGTTATTTCATTCACGGGAAGAGATGATACCCCTGCCACAAAAGAATGGGATTTAATTAAAAATATTCTATATAATGAAATTATTAGTTCAGGAAAACCCGCTGAAAGTTTAAATGCAATATCATTTGGACAACCTTATAGAGGTCTTATAGATTTAAGTGATAATTTAAGTAATCTTGGTTTTGGAATAATTGGAACCAATAACCATATTTATGTAACAAATAATGGTGGTAAAAATTGGACAAAAAAATTAGATTATCATCAATCAACTGGAACAACAGGTGTTTATGTTGGACAAAATACAAAATATGGAGATGGCGATTCCGCAGGAGACCATACTTATGATATCAGTGGTTTTCATATTCAAACTAATTCAAAACCATGGGTAGGTTATAATGGATTTTTGGTTGCTGATAATAATAATAATTACGATGTATCTTTCAGTCCTATTAACAATTCTATAAGTAATCCACAATTATATACTAATAACTATTGGGAGCCCCAAGCTACAAGTTTATATAAAGTACCTAATACATACAGAGATATATATGATAATAATTATAAGGTAATTATTTCAAATTTAGAAAATACAAACAACAAATCTGGATTAAAATATCAACAAAACGATATTGTATTTACACAAAGCAATGGAGATAATAATATTTTTTATTTAAAAAATAGTGATTATAATCATTGGCAAAAAATAGATGTGAGTCCTATAAACCAAAACTATAATATTTCACAATTGAACAAAGATAGATTCACGAATATTATTCCTATAGATATTAGTAAAACAATAGTTCATATAGAAGGATATAATAATTATAATAATATTAGTGGATTTTACACGGTTTCCAAACTTCCTCCATCACCAGAATTAAACGTTTTATACCCTGTTAGTAGTAACAATATTACTCTTGCAATTTTAGAAATATTATTGGATTTTAATAAAAAAGCTTATAACTTAAATGGAAACGATAATACAGTAATACTTTCGAGTGATATAAGGTTAAAATATGGTATAGAAACAGAATATCAATTTCAAGAAGGAGGAAAAGATTGGGAATATGTCCCACGATCCACAGGAGATAATTACGAAATACGTTACACTCTTAATATACTGGAACAAGGTAAGAGATATATTTTTAGATGCAGATTAAAAAATAAATATGGATATAGTCCATGGAGTAAATCTACAAGAGAAATATCTATTCCTGCTTATGATCCATATATAACTAACTTATCTTATAGAAATAAAATATTAGAAAATAAAGTATTATGGAATGTAGGATTAACTAATAATTCACAGACAGTATATGCTTATGATATAACTAAATCTTATGTAAATAATAGATATCAAATTGTTAGAGATTATGATTTTGATAAAAAATATTATTATAATGATATTTCTGGAGTAATTGGACCATATTCATTCAATTTTGGAGAATTAGAAACTGTAGAATGGGACGAAACTATGTCTCGTGATATGTCTTTTAATCATATTAAGGGCGTCGTGCCACCACGTAATTTAATAACAGCTGGTAGTGATGTTTCAGGTAATACATTTAATTGGTATTATGGAATATCAAAATATGTTATTGAAAAAAAACCCGAGATTTATGATATATCAATTAATTTTCAAAACGTCGGTGGTAGTTTTGAATTTGGATTAAGTGATAATAGTAATAATTATTCGAATATAATGGATGAATTTCATTATTGTTTTTCAATGGGTGTAACTCAATATAATTTAAGGGAAAATGGCAACAACATATTTACTGGGTGGCAGAGTACGACCAATACCCCAAATGATGTTTTTACAATACAAATAACAAAAAACAATGAAGTTAAATATTATATAAATAACATTTTGAAACACACTTCAAGCAATACACCAACTTATCCTTTATATATTCTTTATGTACCATACTATCAACAAAGTGAAAAAAAAGGAATATTTAATGTTCAAGCGACAAAAATAAGTCCATTTGATGTAAGTAATAATTGGACATCACGATTTGATTCGGGTGGAAATGAAATCTTTGATATATCAAAAGTATCCTTTATAGATAAAGATGTAGATTTTAATACTACTTATCTTTATGGTATAACAGCAAGAGCGATTCCTATAGATGGTGATGTAAAAACGGAAAATTTTGAAACATCTATATCAACTGATTCTGGGATACCAGAAAAATTTAATTATAATTACAAAGTAAATAATGCTAATTTAACATTGAGTTGGACAAAAGTAATTGATATAAGTGATAATATTTCTGCTGTTTGGGATATCTCTTGGAATGAAAAAAGAAAAGATGGAACCGAAAGTAATGGTATTATTTCAATTGATGATTCTTCATTTCCTTTTACAAATGGTAACGCATCATATATTCGAACACTTGATTATTCTGGAGCAACAAATACATATTTACAACCAAACGCAGATTATAGTTTTCAAATAAGAGGAAAATATTCAAAATCAAATCAAAGTAATTTACCAACGTTTATTTCTGAGTTTTCTAAATTATTATTATATTATAACTATCAAGAACCACCTATTTTAAAAGATGTAAGTTATAATTTACAAACAAATAGAATAAATGCATTATGGACTGAACCTAAAAGACCATCTATTCCTGATTATTATGATATTTCTATGGTAAATGTAACATCTAAATATGACATTTCATATAATTTTTCTCAAACTTTAAATAGTTTTAGTGATAATGGATTAACTTATTATCCAGGTAAATACAAAATGCGATTAAGAGCCAATTTTGGAGGTTATCAATCACCAACCGATATTGGTTTAAATAGTGAATGGTCAAATTTAAAAGAATTTGATGTCCCTTATCATTCTATTAAAAATTTGAAAATTACTCCTTATAATAAAAATCATATTAAAGATTTAGTTGATGTTAGCTATATAAGATTAGATTGGGATGATATGGTTAAATGTAATTTAAGTGATAATTTTGGAATTAATATTCCTGATAAATTTACAGTAATCAGACAATGGTCATCAAAAGGATTTAATTATCTGCCAGATTATGAAAAAGTCATTTCAAAGGATAGTGTTAGTTATTTAGACCAAGAATATCCATTAGGTAGTGAAATTACATTTCCTCGTCAATATAAATACGATATATCAGCCAATTATAATTTTGATGTACAACCTCCAATAATTTATCAAGTTGGATCGGGAGTAGTAACAACGACATTAATTGATAATACACCAGAATATACATTCTATACTGATGAATCAGGAACAATTGTAATAACAGGAGCTTCTTCTGACACTAAAAGCGCAAGTCTTGGTGAGAATACTATTAGTTTTAATACATTAGCTCCTGGTACATATAGTAATATAACAATTATGATTAGAGATAGTGTAGGAAATAACTCTAATATATTAACGGTAAATACTTTTATTATTGAACCATTCCCTCAAATAACTGAAGTAACTCCTGTGACACCACTTTCAAATAATAATACACCTACTTATACCTTTCATAGTGACACAGCAGGAACTGTTATAATTACTGGTGATGGTGCTACTGCATCACCTACAAGTGCAATAATCGGAAACAATACAATTACATTTAATCCATTATCAGACGGAATATATAATATAATAATTAAGATAATGAGTGAGGGAAATCCTTCTAATATATTAACGCTATCACAATTTATAATTGATACTGTTGCTCCTCAAATTAGTGAGCAAACAGCAGTAATCACCCCATCAACCGATAAAACACCTCAATATACTTTTTATAGTGATAAGGCAGGAACTATTGCGATTTCTGGTGATGGTGCTACTGCATCACCTACAAGTGCAATAATCGGAAACAATCCGATTATATTTAATATATTACCTGAAGGAACTTATAATAATATAATTATTACGGTAACAGATAATTTTGGAAATATTTCAAATATATTAACAGTAACTCCTTTTACTATTGAACCTACGACTATTATTACTCAAATTAGCGAAGTTACTCCTGTAACTACACCAACATTAGATACAACTCCTCAATATACTTTTTTAAGTAATAACACTGGAACTATTACGATTTCTGGTGCATCATCAGAAACTACAGATGCTATTGTTGGAAACAATACAATTACATTTAATACATTATCACCTGGAACATATAATAATATAACAATTACAGTTAGAGACGATGGAGAAAATGATTCTAACACATTAGATGTTACTTCTTTCACAATTCAATCTCCTACAATTAGCGAAGTTACTCCTGTAACCACACCAACATTAGATACAACTCCTAATTATACTTTTTTAAGTAATAAGGCAGGAACTATTGTGATTTCTGGTGATGGTGCTACAGCATCACCTACAAGTGCAATAATCGGAGACAATATAATTACATTTAATCCATTATCATTTGGAACATATAATAATATAACAATTACGGTGACAGATAGTGATGGAAATGATTCTAACACATTAACTGTTACTTCTTTCACAATTCAACCTCCTACAATTAGCGAAGTTACTCCTGTAACCACATCAACAACTGATACAACTCCTAATTATACTTTTTTAAGTAATAAGGCAGGAACTATTACGATTTCTGGTGATGGTGCTACAGCATCACCTACAAGTGCAATAATCGGAAACAATATAATTACATTTAATCCATTATCAGACGGAATATATAGTAATATAACAATTACAGTGACAGATAGTCTTGGAAATGATTCTAACACATTAGCTGTTAATACTTTTACAGTTGATACATCAGCACCACAAATAAATGAAGTAACACCTGTAACAACATTGTCAAATGATAACACTCCACAATACACTTTTTATAGTAATAGTGCTGGAACTATTGCGATTTATGGTGATGGTGCTACAGCATCACCTACAAGTGCAATAATCGGTGACAATCCAATTACATTTAATCTATTATCAGACGGAATATATAGTAATATAACAATTACGGTGACAGATAGTGCTGGAAATGTCTCTAACGCATTATCTGTCAATAGTTTTACAATTGATACATCAGGACCACAACTAACTGAAGTAACACCAATTTCCACCACAAACACTATGCAATATCCAACAAACGATTGGACAACAAATAACACTCCTACTTATACCTTTCATAGTAACTCAGCAGGAACTATTACTATTTCTGGTGATGGTGCTACAGCATCACCTACAAGTGCTATTGTTGGAAACAATCCAATTACATTTAATCCATTATCAGACGGAATATATAGTAATATAACAATTACGGTGACAGATAGTCTTGAAAATATCTCTAATATATTATCTATCGCAGAATTTGGAGTTGACACAACGGGACCGACAATAGATTATGCCTGGGACGCATTTCAGACTCCCAGCACCACTTCTTTTCCTGGAGGGTTCCAAATTGGACAGTCCATAACAGCAAATTTTTACCTTCCCTACCCGCAGTCGGCGGGCTTCACAGGGTATGAAAGAATCATGCTTAACGATGGGTTTTCGAGCTCCGGCATTGGACAAATTAGTGGTCCAGGGGAGAACTCTGTTCAAGTGTTCAGTACTACCGGTCCGGGTGCCCAAGGTGTTTATCAAAATTGGCAAATTTATATTGTGTCGGAGCTTGAAGTGCAATCAAATTCAATCATATTACCTATTATTGTAATAGCAAATTCAATATTTAGTGTTACAAGTAGTGGAAGTTCCAGTTATTCGATTAGTCAAGATGGTACATCATTAGGTAATAATCCAACACTTACATTAAAAGAAGGTGAAGTTTATATATTTGATATCAATGCTTATGGACATCCATTCTATATAAAAACTCAAAATTCAACAGGAACTGGAAATCTGCAGACGTCGGGCATACAAAGTTACGGCATAGATATACCAGGACAAGGAGCACAAACAGGTGCCTTGGTTTTCATTGTCCCCTACGGCATAGCTCCTACCACATTGTATTATAACTGTCAATTTCACTCTTCTATGAATGGAACTATCAATATTATTCCTTAAGCTATAAGATTTTTTTAATATATTAATAATAAATTAATTACTAATATATATATGACATCAAATATTGTATTGTCTATAGGTTGGCCAAAACCAAAAAATGTAAATTTAACAAAAAGAAAAGTAGGATTAAATCAAGAAGCTCATATAACATGGGACAAAATAGATGTAAATGCACCACCATTTACAGAAGATGCAAATGGAAATGGTGTAGATAATTTAAAATATAGAATTACAGAAACTTATATAGAAAGTGGATTTCAATATGATTTAGAAGGTAATCAAACGGTAATTGAAATAGATAGAGGTTTTAATATATATCATACACAAAATAATGTATTTAAAAGGTTTTTGAGTGAAGGAGTAAATATGAAAGCAAGTTATGAAATACAAGCTGTATATAATGTCTCAGATAGTGTTTTAAAAAATACCTTGCCTATAGTAAGTGAAAAAAGTGAAAAAGTATTTGTAAAATTGCCCAAAGATATATATTGTTCAAAAAATAAATGTAAAATAGGAACAGTATTATCACAAAATGAAGGCTCATCAAAAATGAGATATTCAAATGCAATAAATAATAGAAATTCTGCTTCATCATTTTTTGGTAATTATGCGAGAGGATTTATGAAATTGGGATTATGATATTCAAATGGTTCAAATGGTTCAAGAAATTGTCCAAATAATTAATTTTATCTTATAATGATATATAAAATAAAATGACAACAAGTTTTACAGGTGTACATAGTTTTAGATTAAAATATCCGCAATATAGCTCATTTAGAAATAAAATTTCGAGTAAAGGAGAATGGATAGAATTGTATAAAAATAGAAATGAATTACCAACTGCAAAGTTAAGAACTTGGGTTTTATATTATCGTAATGGTGGTCAATGGTATGGTAGTACTTCTCCAGCAAGAGGTAATTATATTTTTTATGACCAAGGTGGAGGTTTTGGAGCAGGTGGTGCTACTAATAATGATGGAAGACAATTAGGTTGGATATGGGGATTTCCTTTATTTAATGTAGGAGCTACGGCAACAAATTGGCCTAAATGGGCAACTTGTTTGGGAAATACTCACGGATTTTCAGGTGGAGAAACTCACGGAAATGAAAAAATGTTAGTAGATATATCAACAAAAAGAAATATAATTGTATTGGATTTCAATGGTTATAATGTAGATGCTTTTTCATCAGATGCAAAATCAACAGATAAAATTAAAGATAATATAAGTGAAACAGGATTTTATTTAACATTAAGATTAAAAAGTAGTCAAGAAAATGAATTAAAACATTTTAAAACATTTAATGGAACAGCAGCAGATGCAGGTAACGGTGGTTGGGCAACATTAGTAGAATATGTATATGAGTGTGATATAATAGGTCCAAAAGATATGCTTGATTTTACTTTAGATTATTTTTTATATTTAGATGGAAATAATACTAAATTATTTGGTGAAAATTTAACAATAAATAATAGAAAATATAGATTAGCACATATTCCAAGCAACGAAGCAAATACATATCATGATAACTTAAAAATTAGTATAATAACAGGATTGGGACCGTATAAAGAGGATGTCCCCCTCACTCAGGTTAAGGTAACAAAATCACTCGATATAACCAGTGTCGATGTGACAAACAACTGCGCAGTCACTGATGTCAATGTTGTGGTAGATCAGGGTTTGGCTACATACACACATTCTGCAGTAGCACTTGGATTATTTACTGCGGGAGATTTGGTTACTGTATCAGGTTTTACAAGCAGCATTAACATCTCTTCAGTTGTTGTTGAAAGCAACCTGACGCTTGATATTACGGACATCGTTGTGAGCTCAGAGGTGGCCACGGTGACCCACCAGGACACGACGTCGGTGCTGGTATCCGCGGGAGACGTGGTGAACATATACGGTATGGCCAACGCCAACCTCAACGGCGTCAAGGTAGTCACCGGCACCCCTAGCGCGACCACGTTCGAGTTCGCAGCCACCGGTGAATCCGACGGCCTCAATAACCCCACGTCGAGCCCCGGAATGGCTTCGCGCGTCTTCCCTACCACCATTGCCACGTGTACGCATGCCGCAATATCTTATACAAATCCTTATGATGGTTTTGTCGTTGGGGAAACAGTTACTGTGTCTGGACACACAGGTGATGCCGCCAATTTAGCCGTAAATCAATCGTATGTTGTTGCGTCTATCGTGTCACCGACTGAAATTGTACTTACAGGGAGTGGGCTTACTGCAGGGACATATAACACAGGAACAAACCGCAGCTTGATGAAGGACGTGCTATATAACTATGTTGTTGTGGATAGAACGTCAACTACTGTAACGACCCTTAGAGGAAATATTTCTCCGGTCGAGCAAGGCGCTGACCAGCTCTTCTCAAATATAATTTTGACGTTCCCAACAAAAGCCACGATTACACATTCTACAGCAGAAAATGGAATCCTGACTGTGGGAGATATTGTCACTGTGTCTGGACACACTGGTAATGCCGCCAATTTAGCCGTAAATCAATCGTATGTTGTTGAGTCTATTACGTCACCGACTGAAACCGTATTTTCAGAAGGAACTGGGCTAACAGGTGGGACGTATAACACAGGAACATCCCGCAAATTTACTTTTCCAACAAAAGTTACGTGTACACATTCTACAGCAGATATTGTAGTAGGAAATTTTGTCACTGTGTCTGGACTAACAGGCAGTCCCGGCGCAGACGTGAATCAGGATTATATTGTATCGTATATTACGTCATCGACTAAAACCGTACTTTCAGAAGGAACTGCTGGGCTAACAAATGGTACGTATAACACAGGAACAAACCCCATTATGACAATACGAGATTGGTCAAATAAAGACCGATTAATGGATACCGATGGAATATATAATGATTTAGTTTATAATGGAACTACTAATAAAGTTTTACAAAAATGGATTGGAACAGGTAATCAAGAAAATAATAATAGAAAAACAGTAACAAAAATAATTGGTGGATATTATAGCAAAATGGGGTTTTCTACGCCTTCGCAGCATATAGGTTATTATGGAGATAATTTTGGAAATGGACAATTTCAGACTCGTATGGGTACTCATGGATGGAATAATGATACCACTCTTAAAAATAAAGATTGTGATAATGGAGTTACAAGAACAGATTCAACTGAGGAGCCTAATTATAATTTAAATAATATATTGTGGTGTAGTTTAAATAGTCCAAGAAAAACAAAGGTTAGAATATATGGTAAAAATGGTAAATTTAATTATAGATTTGT